TTGACACCTTGCCGGTGCCCATGCTAGAATAAGGTGGGCACTTGGCATACGGGTTGCACCAGCCCCCGCGCCTTCGGCGCGGCTGGCATTATATCACAGGCAAAAGAATAAAGCAACAATAAAAAAAATAAATAAATCGTCACCACCCCCCTTGTGCCCATGCTCCACCCCATATATAATAAGCCCATGCCCACCAAGCCCAAGCGAATCAAGATTGTACTCCGCTCCTATGTTTGCACCGGTTGCTTGACCCCCTGCCAGACTTCTGATAAGATGCGGACAAAGTGCCCCAAGTGTACGGGAGATTGGAATAAAGTTAAGGTTGAAGGCTTGCAAGCAAACACCCTCATGTGGTAAAATAATCGCCATGCCCATGACCACCAACGAAATCGCAGAGGCAGTCCAGAAGCACGCGGTTGTCAACTATGAGGTGAGCGGTTGGGATTGGATTGTCGAGTGTTGGGATCTTGAGTCAATCGAAAAGGAACTAATCCGTTCCAAAATTACCACGGTTAATGAAGCTATTGAAAGCTTTGGCAGGTCCGCTCGCCTTTGGGATGATCATCGACGCGTTCCTGTACGCGGCACAGAGATTTTTTAGTTGACCCACGCAGGAAAGAAAAGGTATAATAAGCACATGACCACTCCAGTTCTCGGACAGACGATTGTTGGTTTCAGCGGTGACGATTTCATTTTCCTTGCAATGAATGATGATGACGTATTTGTTCGTTGCCCTGTCACTTTGAAGGTTGACAGTTATCCCCGTTCGTTCTTTGGGCTGTAGCCTGTAGCCGTTGGCATGGGGATTGCACCAGCCCCCGCGCCTTCGGCGCGGCTGGCATTATATCATAATAAAAAAATAAAAGCAAATAAAAAAAACTAATAGTTCCACCCACGCACGGGGTAAACCCGTGCATGTTAGTAGATCCAGCAACGGAAAGCAAGAGAATAAAAAAGTATGGGGGTAGTTGACCCCCGCAGCATTTCCGGCGTATAATAGGCGCATGAACATGAACCCCTGCATCGACGGTCACCAGTCTCAGGCATACTGGAAGTATGACGCCCGTGGCATCCCGCTTGCTAAGATCTGCAAGGTGTGCGCCGCGTGGAAGCTTGCAAAGTACAGGCCAGAGGTTCTCAGCAACGGCAACTATCACGCAGACGAGCGTATTGACAGCGACTACTGATCTCCTGTAGAATATTCCCCGGCAGTTAACCCGCAGCAAACGAGAAAAAACAATGATCATCTTCCGTCGCCTGATCCGTTCCAAGGGTACCACCGCTGCCAAGCTTGTTGGAGGGCACCGTTATGCAACGAACGTCAAGGCATTGATCGCACACGCAAAGCAGACGCGGCACGTTTATGCCTTCATCGACGAGAAGGGCAGGGAGGGAACGATCCGTTCCGGGGTTCTCATGCGGACTGTTGACTCCCATGTGCGGAACATTGTCACTGTCGGTGACGCGATCCAGCGTCCCCTGCCGTTTGAGGTTGACACGACCCCAGAGGTTGTGATCGAGAACGGTGTGATCGTAGCCTAGTTGACAGCCTGCCGGTCCCTGTGCTAGAATATGGCAGGGACTTGGCATGGGTGTTGCAGCCGCCCTTCGGGCGTCGGCTGGCATATTATATCAGGTCGGAAAGAATAAATCAACTAATAAAAAAAAATAAATGCCACCTTGACCCTACCTCCCATCCCGGTCTATAATATGGGCATGAACCAGATCGAGTTTGACTTCACGAAAAGCTTTCGCTACTGCCCGGTTTGTAAAACCTCTTATCAGTCCGTGTTGACTGAAGCTTTTACTAGGTGTGGAGTGTGCGACGAAAACAGGCGGAAAGAATATCTCGCCAACCTCTTGCGTCAGGTTACTTGAACGGTTATAATAACGCCATGACCACGATCAAGCGAACGGTTTACTTTGTTGCAGCGGGTAGCAAGTTTGTTGGCGAAAAGAGCCACCTTGTTGACTTTGACAACGCTATCCCATATGATACCGAGGATGGTGCAGATCGTAGCTTGCGCCGGATGTTGCGGGATTATGAAAAGGTCAAGGAAAATCTTAAGAACACCCTTGAACGTGGGTATGTGTGGGATTATACCTACAATACTGATCCCGCTGGCGTTGCACATATCAAGCGCATGAAGGATTATCTGCAAGATAGCAATCCTGAAAATATCAGGATTGTCAAGGGAGAAATGGTTGTTGACTTAGAGTAAGGGAACGGATATAATAACCCCATGAACGACGAAACCTGCAAGTGCTTTGAGTGCAACAAGGAAATCCCCAGCAACATGGCGCACGTTGTCACCCGTCCCTCGCGCTACAACGGCAAGGTGATCACCTATGAAATGTGCGACGAATGTTGGTACTTTGAAGGCACCAACAACGACGAAGAATAAAGTTTGACAGGTGCGGGACTAGTTGATATACTAGCCCCCGCGCCGAAGGCGCGGCTGGTATTCTACCATAGCTGGAAATAAAAGCAAGAGAATAAAAAAATAGTTAGCCTCTTCCAATCCTCTTTTAGATCGTCTATAATACCGCCATGACCAACGAGAACAGCAGGAAGTGCGACGAGTGCAGCATCAAGCTTCATGGCGAGTGCATCGTTGACGGTGCGTTGCTCCTCTGCTATGACTGCGCGGAGCATCTGGAATACGAGCGCGAGGCAGACGAGGGAATGGATCGGGACGAGACTGACGGGGGTATCTATTGAGATTGCCCATCCGTTTCGTTTGTCCAATCTAAAGCGCGTGGGGTAGCACACCCAGCGCCCATAGTCAAAGGGGGTTGGGGGGTTGGCTAGCAAAAAAAGAAAAAGCCTCCCACCCCCTTGACGAATAAGCAGAACTAGGCTAAACTAGCCGCCTCGCTTCGCTCGGGGAGGCTGGCATACCTATTATATCAGAGGCAGGGAATAAAGCAAGAAGATAAAAAAGATATTCCTCCAGTTGCCTTCCCCCTCCTTCTCTGTTACGCTGGGCAGGAACATAAAGAAAGTTTGAGGACAACATGAACAAGGAAGAGATTCATTACATGAAGCTGGAGAATAAGATTGAGCAGGTTGCACTAATCATGCACAGGCTAAACAATATGTGGAGCTTCACAGGCAAACAATTATCTTATGCCTGTGATAACTATATGCGTCCACAAGCTATGGCAACAGTTGAGGAGCGTGTGGATATGTTGCTGCAAGCTTATGCTGCCCTGACAAAGAGCGTCACGTTCTACACAGGTCAAGGTTATATCCTTCCAGCTTTCTGGGATGAAACCTTTGGCAAGCTTGGGCAGGATGTTATTTATTCTTTGCCTGAACTGATGCATCCTAAAAAAGAAAAGGCGTTCAATAAAAATTTGCAAAGGGCCTTCTCCCATGCTTGGGGGGAGTCCCCCCTCCCCCCCGTATAGGCGTGCGGGCAACCGATATTTAAAGTCCTAGCGCACTTGACAAGTGGCAAAAAAGGGGCTATGGTCTTTTATCTACACGGGGCAAAAAATGACATTTTCGTGAGTTTGTATCACCCACCTACCTATACAAAAAAACAAACGCATTATAAAATGTACCTGTAGAAAAAAATCCCCGGAAAAATTTTATGGAAAATTTTAAAAAGTTTGGCATTATACAAATTTAATTCCAAAATTTGTTAAAGATAATTTAGCTAAAAGTTCTAAACATGAAAACGCGAAATACTTCACAAAAAAAAGCTAAACGTTACGCCTATAATATAGGCGATCTCGTAGCTTGCTATGAAAACTCCGATACTTATAAAGTATTAGTTGGCTGGATTAATGAACGCTGGAAGCGAGATGATAGAATATTTTATAAAGTTACTTGGAGCGATTTTGAAGAACGTCAAGATATAATAAACACTCCTATAAAGCAAGAACATCTAGACATGTGTTATAATTTACTTCAAAAAGCATTAGAGTTAGATGTTTGGGAAGGTAAAAAAATAATTTAAAACAACCATGGGTAAACCAAAGTATAATATAGGTGATTTGGTTGGCACATGGTTGGCTTGTAAAGACCGTAAACATGAGTGTGTTTTGTTGGGTTGGATAACAAAAATAGAAGAAATCGCACTTGATGAACGTGATGCTTATATGGGAGTTTGGTGGTATACTATTGAATGGGCAGACAATGTAATCGAAGATCAACTATCTGAAGATACGGTTTCTGTTGTTGTAAAAGCATATCGTAACGCCAAGCGCTATAATCGATGGATACGAAAAAATGGTTTACACTGAAGATGATTTAAGAAAAAAATGTGCTGATCTGCTGAACGGGTCACCCCTACCTGTCACAAGCAAGTCAGATAGACGCTTTGGTGCAACTATTGAGAGCTATTTTGGTATCAAGCCAAATAATAAAAGCAGCAGCGATTTGGAAGCTCTTGATATGGATATAAAAACAAAAGTAAATAAGTCTTGCGATTTAACACTTTTTTCATCTCGACCACATTATTTGCGTACAGATAGAAGCGGTTTTCTTTCTGTTTATGGAAACGAAAGCGATGAAGGGCGTAGTTTTTATTATGATGTTTCTTCTAGTGTAAATAAAAAAGGTCTTCAATTGATTGTTAAAGAAGATGCTGAAGATATAGAGATGTGTGTTTATGACACAATACGTCATATCAACCGTGCATCAATGCATTTTGGACATATCAAACATTGTGCAAAAATAAAAATGAAAAATATTCTTGTCGCCTGTGGCGATAAATCGATTGTTGATCGTAAGGAATATCTGCAAATAAACAGCATATCTATTTATAGTAATTTAAAAATAAGCAATGATATAATTAAAGATCTGTTATTAAATAATAAAATGATATATAGCTTTCGTGAAGGATCAAAAAAAGATCATGGATGCGCATTTCGTTTGACAGATCTTGAAAATTTGAAATTGTTGTATAACAACCTAGAAATTATTGAACGTTAATGAATGGCGATTTTCCTATTGGCACACTTGTACTTATCAGTGGTTCAAAACCAGATGAATTAGGCATTATCGTTGGTCATCATCATGTCCGCGTATGGCCTAGCGAAGAAACAACGATAAATAAATATAAAGTCATTTATAAGATAAATATCATTAGCAGGAATACTTACAAGTATTGTTATTCCTACGAAATGGTAATCTTAAGTGACTGACAAATACTTTAAATACAATATAGGAGATCTGGTGTATTTCCGTATGGATAATGCATATTTTGGTCTTTGTATTATTAAAGGTTTTGGAAAAAATTATTTTAAAGATGGTCAATATCAAGTAGTTGATTGTATAACAGGAGAAGTCTATATCGCGTTTGAATACGAATTATTTCCTCCCGAAGAGTTTCCGTTATAAAACTATTTATATTAATGAGTCGTAATTTAAACGAATATGTATATCCTTATAAAAAAATTTGCATTGGAAGTTTGGTTGAAGTATTAATCATCAAACGTAAAATAGATATAGCTATTATCATTGATAGAAATGTTGGAGCTAAGGAAAAAGATCATTGGTACATAGTACGAAGCATATTTACTGATAAAGAATATGCCGCTTATCCAAGCGAATTAAAAGTTCTTAGTGGCGAAGTAGAAGACTAATTATTGTATGAACAATAATAAAGAATTTAACAATTACGTAGAGCAAATTAAATTAGAATTTCCAAATTTTGAAGTAATACCAAAAGATGAATCTTTCCTCATGAAACTGGCTTATTATGGCCTTCTAATGAAATTTTGGAATCCTACTTTCATGACAACATATATAACAGTGCTTTTTGGCAAGGTTTATATGCCAAGAAACTTTATTGGTATACCGGTCATGGTTGATGTGCTACGTCACGAATTAGTGCATTTACGAGATGCAAAAAAATTTCCATTCTTATTTGAATTAACATATGTGTTATTCCCATTACCAATAGTATTTACCATGAGAGCATATTGGGAATTTCGTGGCTATTGCGAGAGTATCCGCGCTATAAGCGAACGATACGGCTATGTATCTGAAAACAATATAGATTTTTTTGTGGAACAATTCACTGGTCCGAGCTATTTATGGATGTGTCCATTTCCTAAATTTGTCAAAAATAAATTTATTAAATTTACTATTGACAACAACATAAAGGTAAGTAAATAAATTGCAAAAAATTAATAAAATATATTTGCGTACTTTAATTAAAGAAATGTTGGATAATTCTTTAGATACACACGATATAGAAATATTAGATCTTCCAACCGATAGGCATTATGTTGGTGATCACAAAAATTTTACATTCAAAAGTAAACTAAATACCTTAATAAATACAAAAAATAAAAAGCGAAAGAAACTTATCTAGAAAAGATATTATAAAAGACCTAGAAACTTTAATTTCTTCGCTAAATTAAAGGATAAAAATATGAAAATTACAAAAGATTATCTTCGTCAATTGATTCGTGAAAACTTAGAGCAAACAAATTCAGAAGAAGCCGCCCCTGCTATTCCTGATTTTCGTAAAGCAAAAGTGTTGGCTGTTAAATTAGTGAAAATGTTAGACAATCAAGAAGCACAATTACTAAAAACTTTACTTTCTTCTGGACAGCCTGACTATTTACGGTCATTTGTAAATGCCATGTCTGTTGCAATGGCAGGTAAAAAACAATGAAAATTACAAAATCTTACATAAAGCAATTAATTCGTGAATCTCTAAACGAAATAGAGCGTCAAGATCCACGGGAAGACCCCGCAGGCGTTTATGGTGTTGACCCAACAGGGGAGAAGGATAAAGAAGTTAAACAATTAGAAATGTCTAATGATAATTTATTAGAAATGGTAGAACGAGTTATAGCAGATTTACAAAGAGTTGCATCTGCATTAGCCAAAAAATAAATCCTACCCATCCTGCCTCTAGCCCTCGCTTTTGAGCGCCAAGCACACTTGGATGGGTTTTTTATTTTCTAAAACTAATTATATATTATGTTGCTAAGACCTTGTTACGTCAAATTAGGTGATTTTGTGTGTACAAAAAAGGGCACACCGATATATGGTTATGTAACTTGGATAGACGAAAATAGTGAAACAGGTGAATATTATGTAGAGGTTCAACACGACGATGTAGCTGATCCCGTTTACTTTTATGACGTTGAGTTAACTGTCATGAGAATGGAATATGAATAATGATCCAATACTAACACACAATATTGGTGATTTAGTCATGAGTACGGACAAAAATAATAATAAAATATTAGGATATATTATAAGCTACTTTAATGGTAATTTAGGAACTTATTATGAAGTAGAGTGGTTGCACGGGGAAGGATATATGTATTATGGATATGGCGAAATAATACGTATGAAAGGTGAATTATTAAGATTTAAAGAGGAAAAAAGTATTGATTAAGCATGAATTGGGCGATTTATTACTAGCCTATACTGCCGCTGGACAATACCTTTTAGGAATGGTATCTTCCACAGATGAATCACAAATAGACACATATCATAATTTATACCAAATTACTTGGTTAAGCGGTGGTAATAGTGAATTTGTTGGTGCGCAATATACATATACCACTATTTCCGGTATGAAGAACAATTTAACAGATTTTTTATATAACTATGACAAAATATAACTTCATAGATTTGTTGACTACGCTTTTTTATTCATGGATAGCTTTATTTTTAGTAAGTTTATCTTTTTATATTGCTTTTACATATCCCTCCACTAAACCCGAGCCACGTTTTAAAAATACTCTACAACGTGATATAAGCCCATAGATTATGCGAAAATTATTACTTTCATTGGTAGTATTGATGTTTACCGGCGTAACTCCTGCGCCTATTATGAAGCCATTAGCTTGGGAGCAACCAAACAAACCCGGGCGGCAAAAATGGAGTGAACATACATTCCAGTATATATATCGTAATTTCGATAAACTCGATAAGGCTATAGATATAAATTACTTTTGTCCCAATTATCATAACATGAACCGTGACGAACGTGTTAACGCTTGGGGACAGCTCGTAGCGTCCATAGCGTGGTTTGAGAGCGGTTGGAACCCCCGTGCCCGTATGCCGGAACCCCGTTTGGGGTTTGACCCTGTAACGGGCGATACGGTGATTGCAGAGGGGTTGCTACAATTAGGTTATAGCGATTCGATGTGGCGCGAATATTGTCGATTTGATTGGATGGGGGACCGTGCCCTTGATGCAGATGATTTGCAACGTACCATGATTAATCCGCGTACACATCTTGAGTGCGGTGTAGGCATCTTGGCAAGTCAAGTAGAACGGTATGGGCGTATAGTAATAGATACCGGTGCCTATTGGGCGGTTATCAAATTAAATCACCGTAATCAGCGGATAGATGGCATACGGCGTATGGTTATGAGACTGCCAATGTGTTTGGATGAGGAGTAAGATAATTTTAGCGCGGCGTTGCCGCGCTTTTTATTTGTGCCAGCCGCCGTGTTAGAATAGACATATGGATAATATAAAAATTGCAATAGTTGGAGCGATGTTAATAAGCAATGGAATATTTGCGTGTTTTTTATCTAGAGCTATTAGTGCAGGTTCTATGCCTTGGTGGTCGTCGTATTTAACTAGCTTTATAAGCGCTTCTATATTTGCTTATCAATTACGTAGTAAGCTAATGCCTTTAACACTTATGTCTGTATTTCAGACTTTCTTTTTTCATGCTGCTTGGTATGCAACAGCATTTTTTATTTTAGGTAATGAATTAAAAGGTATAAAAATAATAGGTTTGTTATTTGCTTTTGCAGGTATGATTATGATGTCACTATAAAGGAGAAATACAATGAATGGCTTAACACAAGCACAAGTAGAAAATGCAAAAAATCTTGCATGTGAAAAATGTAATGGTAATTTGATGAAGCAAGTATTTGTAATTAAAGTAATCTCTGGCTTAGTTACTGGTGATTCCAAGGATACACTAGTGCCGGTGCCTGTTTTTGCTTGTAATAATTGCAATCATGTCAATGGCTTGTTTGCTAAAGATTTAAAGCTTGGTGACGTTCCACACGTACAAGTCTAATTACTATACATCTTGACGGTGAGGAAAGGTGCATGTATGATGAGAAAACTTCCAACGAGGTTTACAACATGAAAGTTCTCACCTTAGCTTCTAACTATGAGCCACTTGGAGTAGTCTCATGGGAACGAGCTATAACACTTATTTTTTCTAATAAAGTCACTACTTTAGAAGAATATGATAGCATTATACGCTCACCGTCAGTTACAATGAAAATTCCTGCCGTTATTGTTTTTAAAAACGGCAAGAATGGTAAACAAAAAAATTCAGTAAGATTTTCAAGAAAAAATGTTTGGATACGAGATGAAGGTAAGTGCCAATATTGTAGCAAATTTGTTTCTATTAATACATTTACGATTGATCACGTTGTTCCAAAAACTTCTGGCGGTAGAACAGTTTGGGATAATGTTGTAGCCTGTTGTTATACATGTAACCAGAAAAAAGGCGATAAGCATCTAAAAGATTCAGGTATGAAACTATTTAAGATGCCAAAGAAGCCAAATAAACTTCCTTATTTACAAGAAATAACTGACGGACAATATGATTTAGAGAAAAATATTCCTGTATCTTGGAAGTTTTATTTAGAAAGATAAATAATGTATTTAACAGCAATCGATACGGAAACAACTGGTCTTGATTTAAAAAGGCATCAAATAATTCAACTTGGCGTTATTAGATATGAATTAGAAGATTGTGGTAATTTAAAAATGCTTGAAAAGTATCAATACAATATAAAACCAAGTAATATTAAAGCAGCTTCACCAGAAGCACTTAAGATTAATGGTTATAATGAACAAGCGTGGCGTGATGCAATTCCATTTATAGACTGCTTTCCATTATTAAACGATATTTTTACTAGATCAGAAGCATTAATTGGTCAAAACCTTATTTTTGATTTACGCTTTATAGCTAAAGAATATTGGCGATATGGTTTAATAATGCCAAAGATTCCTAAGTATATTGATACAAAATATATGGGGCAACAATTAGTAAATGAAGGCAAAATTAAATCTTGCTCTATGGATAACATGTGCAAACACTTTAGCATCAAGTATAGTGGCAGAGCGCACACTGCCTTGACTGACTGCGAGAGAACGGTTACAGTGTGGGAACGCCTGATGAAGCATGTGGAAACCAGATATTTTACCTTTGAGGAGCCTTATGATGCATTCAAGAAAAATACAAATGCCAGAAAAGTTATCTAGCAAAGATATATCAAGTATAGTATATGTGTTTAAAACTATGTCGAGTGCAGCAAGACATGATTTTCTTTCTTCTCTTATTATTCAACATCCAGAACATTATAGAAAAATTAGCAAGGCTTTAGGCAAAGAATATAAGAGTTCTATTGGTTTAGCATAATACTATGTAATATAAGGGCGTTTGGTATGCCCTTGAGGGAAAGTAAATGTCTGTTCCGGCATATATTATAAATGACAAAAAACAAGAACGCAGACAAGAAATACAATTAGAAATCCCCGACTATTCAAAACAATATTACGAATATACAGAAAAACTTCAAAAAAAAGAACAAGAATCTAAAAAAGAAACCGTAATACATATTCAAATATACTAATTATTTAAGAATTTTAAAGCTTTAAGAACTACTTATGACATGGTGCATAAGTAGTTTTTTTATTTCCAATGAGCGAACTATTACTAGAAAAAATTAGTCACGATGAACTTTTGAAACAACTTCAAGAGTTCTATAATTATGCAAAAAAAAGACTTAAATTAGATCGTGATCCCCAAATATTTTTAAAAAGAGATAATGTTAATTCAGAAGATTTCTTAGGAAAAACAGGATATTATGATCCTGAAGAAGAAAAGGTTGTTCTTTATATAGTCGATAGACACGCAAAAGATATTGTTAGATCTTTATCACATGAATTAATACATCACACACAAAAACTTAGAGGTATTACCGATAATGTAAATTTAAACAATATTGGTATCGATCCATCATATGCTTTACACAATAAAGATTTAAGAACGATGGAGAAACAAGCATTTTTATGGGGCGACATGATATTTCGTGATTGGACCGATAAACAAAAAAAGAAAAGGAAAAATACTATGGCTGAACAAAAAATAGCTAAAAAAGATTATGATCGTGATGGCAAAAAAGAAAGTCCTTCTGCTGAATATCGCGGGTCAGTCGATGCTGCCATTAAAGCTTCTAATGATAAGAAGAAAAAAAATAAAACAATAAAAAAGGAAAACGATATGAAAATTAAGATGACTAATGAAGAAGAAGTTGTAGAAGCTAAAGATGACGAAACAGAAGAAATAGTAGGATTAGGTAGCGAATTACCACCACGTAATCTTGCAGATTTACCACCTGACGTAACAGGTGAAGAGGAAGAAGACGCTGGCGGCGGTGAGGATGAGAAGTTAGGCGGTGGATTACCACTAGGCCGCGTAGAAGATAAATTTAATGATATGGATGCTGAACAGCAAGCTAGATTTCTTACATTTTTAGCTAAGAAGGCTAAAGATAAAAAAGCTGCGGCTAGAGAACTAGACCGCCAACTACGCGCAGAAAAAGAAACAGAACGTAGAGCAAGCTTTGCAAGCCTACCCGGCGCCAAGCCCCCAATGGAAGAATCAAAGCAAAATCCATATCCTGTATTATTCGAACAACGTGAACGCTTATTAAAAGAAGCATTTCAAACACGTGAAGAGCGTGTTTATAACGAATTAATCAAACGCTTCATTAAAAAATAATGGCTAGAAGTTTTATAATTTCTTATGATTCTACAAGAACAGAAGAAACTGTTCTTGTTACTTCTTTTGCTGTAACCGTTCCAAGTGGTTCTGTATCATTGCTTGCTACGGTTACAGTAGATGGAGCAGCATATTTTGCTACAGTTCCTTCTGGATCTGGAGAGATTACTAGATATTATCCAATAATTGAACAGCAAAACACCTGTATTAGTTTAAAAAATACATTTGTTCCTTATATATTAACAATTGGTTAAAACACTTAATATGGATAATTTATTATTAGAAAAAACAATTAGTCATTTATATGAAAACGGTAGAATGACTATTGGTAAATTAAAAGAACGTATTAAACTATCGTCATTATTTACTTTAAATGAAAGTAAAATAACCGATGGTAAAGAAATACTTTTATCTTATAGTGTAAATGAAAATAAACTTTTAATCGCTAATAATAAATCTGACATTAAACAGGGTTGCAAATCAATAAAAGAATTTATTAAAACATTAGAAGAAAATAAAGATTCCTGTTTCAATTCATTAAATGGTTTAGAACATAATATTAATCGGATGAATACAGAAGACCAAAAAGATATTTTTGGTGATAATAATAAGATATATTATAAAGTAAAAGTATTGTTTTTTCCAAATGATGGCTATGATTATAATACAAATTATATTATGCCATTAGATGAAGGTCATTGTCAATATGATGAAAAAGGAAAAGAAATATTATCTGAAATAACTATTAAATTAAATAAATTTAATTCTCACATAAGCGAATGGCAAAAACGCAGCAGATCAGAAAAATATATGAATGAGTCTGCCGCTTATGAAAAGTTGTTAGAATTACATAATAAAGAATATGTAAATATAGCTAATAGCAATATTAATAATTGTTTAAATAATGTTAATTCTTATATTAATAACGATAACTTCAAATTACATGATGAATCCAGCATTAATGATTATATGCTTTCAAGAACATATATGTTACTAAATAATATGCTTGATTCTTCTAAAACTTCTCCTTATGACTCTATTGCAAAAATGAATATAGCAAAGAAAGTTTTAGGAGTCAATGGTATTAGTTATTATGATTTAGGCAATGTTTTGAACCCTGATCAATTGTCTTATGTTAAAGACAATATATTAAATCATGACAGTAAAAAAGAATTTTTAAATACTGCTATTAAACCTCTAGAAGATACTTTAATTGAATATTCTGTTAATGTTTTAAAAAGCAGCAAATCAATATTACTATTAGAAAATTCTTTAAATTATAAAAGTTATTCTAAGTTATTAGAAAATAGTTTAAAATTTATTGAATCTAGTCGTAATTTAAAAACATTAAAAAATGAATTATTAAACTTGCGTTTTATAGATAAACAAATGTCTAAAAAGAAAAAACCATTTTATTATGATGGCAAAAAATGTATTTTAGATAATAATTATAAACCCATCAGAGAATTATTAAAGTTATTAAGTCCATTAACAGATAATACAGATAAACAAATAATAACAGAAAATATTTTAAATGATATAATTATAGAAGATATAAAAAAGCGTGGCAATAAACATTGTTTGATTTCTATTAAATCTCGTAGAAATTTAGGTTGTTATAGCAGCGAAGAGGGAGCTAAAGAGCGAGAAAGACAAGTAAATTATTTTAAACATAGAAAGAAAAAATCAACCAAAAAAGAATCTAGTAGCGTAGGTGGCGGTGGTATGGAATTCGGAGCAGTGCAAAAAATAGAACCGGAGCAACAATAATGGAACAATTTGATGAATTAAGAAGTTATATTCGTAACGTATTATTAAAAATACGCGACAACCAAAAAAAAGTTCTAAAGGCAGATTTAAAAGAAGAACGCGCATTGCGTAGATTGGTACGCAAAATGCTTGTTGAAATTAAAGAAACATCACCGCACGAATTAACTGGTATTAACGTACTGGAAAAATTGCTTGGCAACATCATGCCAGTTATTGAAACTGGATATAAGAGTTTAACTACTGATCCATCACAACGTGAATCATATGGTGCCCATATTTTGAGAGCAGTACAAAATCTTCTTTCGATACCATCCATGTATTTTGATCTTGATAGTAAGGGCGACATGAAAACTGATGGCGAGGCAGTTGAAGAGCGGCCTACAGATATACAAAAAGAAGAAGTAAAAATTAAAATGAGCAAGAAGGACAAAGAAGAGCAAGAAAAGTTCATAGATATTAATAAAGATAGTAAAGAAACAGAAGAAGAAACACCAGATCCTAGCGATCCAATGAGTGCTTTCCAAGATATTGAAGGTGAAGATCACACTGGTAGATCATTTGCATTAGAAACATTTAAAAAAGTGCAAAAACAAGTTCTTGAATCTTACTCAACATTATCAAATCCAAAAGATAGAGAAGTATTTGAAGAATATCTAATTACAAATATTAAGTTGTATCTAAGACGTTTCGAAGAAGAACTTTCTGATAAACCCCCGGTTCCAACAACTCCATCATATGAAGCTGCTGTTTCAAAGATAGATTCACAAACAGCTGGTGGAGCGACAGCAGCTGGTGGATTATCGGGAGTTGAAGAACCAGAACAATCAACAGTAGGAGCATAGTCAGTTACGATACGTTAGAAGACAAATGTTGTTAAATTAGATAAAAAGGAATTTATTATGAATCCAGCTAAACGTAAAAAGTTGTATAGATTAGAATTACAAAAAAAACAATCACAATTAGTAGATATAGTAGAAGAAAAAGTAGTACAAAAAGAAGAAGTAAAACCAATAACAGAAGTATTATCTGAAACTGCACCTGTTGTTGCTAGTACTTTAGAAATTGGATTGAAGTTACCAGAAACAGAAGTATTGGAAGCTAGAAAAGATAAGAAAAAGAAACTATCTTCACAAGATTCATAAATGTGTTATAGTGGTCTATTATGACCAATAAAACATATAAACAAATAGGTGAAGAAATCGGTAAGTTGGTAGAAGAAAAAAATGCTGCATATGGTAGTTCGTTTGCAGAATGTCATAAAATCCTGAGCGTCCTGTATCCAGAAGGCATTAAGCCGGAACAATACACAGACGCTCTTGCTATTATAAGAGTAATAGATAAATTATTTAGAATAGCTAATAATAAAGATGCATTTGTCGAATCGCCTTGGAATGATATAGCAGGTTATGCAATTTTAGGAGTAGCTAATCATGATAGCAAGCGAGATAAGAGCTAATATAAAAAATACTAAAAATAGAACTTGTAAAGATTATTCTATTCTTAATGTTTTAAGATCACAAAAAAAAAGTAATGAATATTTTGAGACTATGTTAGCTAATATAGATTTAGAAGATATAATAGCATTAAAATTAGAATTAGCTTATAGATCTGTAGGAGTAGCATTATACGGTGCGCCACTTTGGAGAAATCTAAATCATATTATAAAAGAAGCATTATTAAAATATGTTGTTTCAATTAGTAAATCTAAAGGTGAAGCTGCTAGGTATGTTGGTGTAGATAGTATAAAGTTTTTATTTTTATTAAAAAAATACAATATAGATTATTTCTTTCTTAAAGGAAAAATAAACAATGCTGATAACAGAAACACAATTAAAGAAAATATATCCGAAAGTAAAACAGGATAAATTACAGTTATATGTTAAAGCTTTTAATAATGTTTTTCCTGCCTATGGTATCAATACCGCTAGAAGGATTGCTGCATTTCTTGGACAAGTTGGCGTTGAAAGCGGACAACTCAGATACGACAAAGAATTAGCATCTAAATGGAATAAAAAAAATGTAAATGATATTAATGAACCAATAGGTAGTTTATATGAAGGAAGAAAAAATTTAGGTAATAAATTAGCTGGTGATGGTCCAAAGTTTATTGGTCGAGGTATATTACAACTAACTGGTAGAGCTAATTATGAAAACATGTCTAAAACTCTTGGAATAGATCTTATAAATAATCCAGAGTTAGCATGCGATCCAGAAGTTAGCACCAAGATAGCTTGTGAATATTTTAAAAAACGTGGCTTATTGGAACTGGCAGATGAATGGAATTTAGATGAAATAACTCGTAGAGTAAATGGTAATGCTAAATTACATCACGATATAAGAGTAAAGTATAGCGAAGAAGCATTAAAAACTTTAAATAAATAGTTTAATATTAGGTAGTAGGCTTAACAGTAGTCAACTTTAATGAGTGAAACAAAATCCTATGTATTCTAATTGTAAGTCCGTTAACAGCGGGAGAATAAGCGAAAGCGCCGTTCACAGCACTATAAGTAACCCCGAAGTTAATTATGGTGATCAGGCTAACCTCAATACAATATTTATTAGAGAAGTTGCATAGGTTGGGGAATAGGAAAACAAAGTGTAGTCCTGAAAGACTACGAAGTATATTTTAAATCTTTGGTTCTTTGGTGTAATAACACGCCTATTATTAAATGTTCTTATGGCAAAAAAAACTAAAATATCACATTGGAATTATAGGGTTTTTAAAAATAGTAATTATGCTGGTGAAGACCAGTATGGTATTATAGAAGTATATTATGATAATAAAGGTAAACCATCCGGTTATACTGATTATCATGTACCTTGGGGAGAAAATATTAAAGATTTAAAATGGGAATTATCGTCCATGTTGAAAGCATGCAGAGAGCCAATATTAACTGAAGAAGATTTCTTAAAAAAGAGAAAAAAGAATGTCAAATCAAAAATGGAAAAATGAAAAATCTTTTTCTTCTTTTGAAGAAGCGCTTCAATATAAAACTCTCTTGCTTAACTCGCCAGAAGGTGCTACATTAGAAGTTAAAATTAAATGTTACGAAGAATCTTGCTATATTGTAAGAACAAGAACTCATCCTGAACTAGAACATATTATACAACAATTAGATGAACAAATAGCTTTAAGTAAAAACAAAAATAAGAAAGGGTAAAATATGAGATTTATTAAACGTCTGGAAGAAGTTGCTAAAGAGGAAACAAAAAAACGCAAAACGCACGATAGAGAAGAGCGCGATCTAGACGTTGAAGCAGACGATAATCATATTTACTTTTATACTGATGTTACAAAAGAGAGTGTATTAAATCTTAATAAAAATATTTCAAAAATAGAAGCTGATATGTTGCATGCCGCTAATGTTTTACGTATAGACACACCAGAAATATTTATGCATATTAATAGCCCCGGTGGAAGTTTATTTGACGGTTTAGCATCGGTTGACTATGTAAGACGTTGCAAGGCTCCTATACATTCTGTTATAGAAGGTACCGCTGCATCAGCAGCAACACTTATTTCTGTTATGGCTCATAAACGCTCAATTAATAAACATTCTTATATGTTGATCCATCAACTATCTTCTGGTTTAATAGGAAAATATGAAGAATTAGTAGATGACATGGAAAATAATAAAGCGCTGATGAAAGCAATTAAGCAAATTTATCTGGAACGAACAAAGATTCCAGAAAACCTGTTGAAAGATATTCTTAAAAAAGATATCTATTTTGATGCAAAGCAGTGCTTGAAGTACGGATTAGTAGACCAAATTCTAGAATAAAGGAAAATAATATGAAGACACTCGTAATGACAGCAGTAGCAGCAGCTATGTTTGTAGGTTGCACCAGCAAGACCTCCGCACCAGCAGCAGGTACAACTACTACAACCACTCCAGTAGTAGAAGTATCAGCACCAGCAGTAACAACTCAAACATCCCCTACTGTAGCCGCTCCAGTTGCCCCACAAACCGCTGTAGTGGCCCCATCCGTAGATGGAAGCATCTCTGCCGCATCAGCGACAGGTAGCGCCTCTGGAAGCTCTACAACAGCTGCTACTGGCGCAGCAGTAGTACCAGCAACAGCAGATAATAAGTAATATAATATTCCCGCAGGTGACGGCATGGGGAGTTCGTTTTTTAATGAACAAATAGATGTCGTCTTTTATTTTTTAATACTATTTATTGTAATTAAATTTATGAAAAAAAATAATAACAGCAGCACTTTATGGTTAAGAATTCTTGTAATAATAAACACACTTGCTGTTGCTAGTTATATTTTTTATGGTGAATGGCAAAAAAAACAACCACGGATGGTAAAACATGTTTGCCAAACCGTGGCTGCTGATCAAGAAAAAGGTTTGATCGCCCTTACCTGCCTAGAAGATTAAGCGTTTTCTAGTTGCCACAATCCCTCTGCAAGTGCCAATAATGTTTTAGCATTCTCTAGGCTAACACATATTGATATATGTTCATAATGAACAGTACGTTTGCTTAATAAGCCTATTACTTTACCTTTGTAAAAAATACCTGAACCGCTATGACCCGGAGCAGAAGGTAAAGTTATAATCTCTTCTCCACTTTCTTCTTCAATCCCCATATACCTACCATCAGTTACGATGAAGATGTTTTTTGGATGATAACCAAGAGCAGCACCAGATATTAATACACTAGCTCCAACTGGTGGAGTGCTATCAGCTAATTCTGCTGTTTCTCCTGCTATACAAGCACTTTTAATAACTGACAAATCTTTTTTTCCATCGCCAGCCATTGGATATGCTGCACATTTTTCACCATCCAATCTTTCAACCATCATTTCTATTGTATCTATTTTAAAGAAATAAAAACCACTTTCATCAAATTCTAATGTTACTTTTTCTGGATGTGTTACATGGGCAACACTTAATATCAAACTTTGTTTTTTGTTGTAGTTATTTCTGACAACCACACCAGAACCTGTCCAGCTTTTGCTTTCACTTTTTTCTTTTGTTTCTGGTGGAACTGAAGCATTAACACCCAATAAACTAGCTAAATTGATTCTATGACCAGAGATTTTAGTATATATTTTAACTGTGCTGCTCATTGCTTCACGGGCATCATAACCTTCTTCTTTAAAAATTCCGCAACGTTTAAAGCAACCACTCATCATTACTAACATCATTGTTGCTGCTATTAATTTGTGTTTAATCCATGTATTATTTCCTTTCATCACGCACTCTCCTCCCTATAAAAGTAGGGCTGACCTATTATTAACTAGTGATAAAAAAATTATTCGGCATTTTGCTACTTTTTAACTATTTATTAGTTTTACCTAAAAACGTTTACAGCACTATTTATTTATGTAATACTAGTTTTGGGAGAATTATATGAATAATAACTTTATAGGCACACTTAAAGTTTTAGAGGTAAAGGATAACCCGGATGGCAGTGCTACTATTGAATTTGATATAAGTGATGAATTTAAAGATAATTTAATTAAACATATGGGATGGGAAGAGTGGTCTGACGAATTATTCCAAAAATTTGTGTTAGAGGCTCTAGAAAAAGCCGTTAAGAACAGACCTGTTGACAGAATAGAAGACTAGAAGTACTATCTTCTTACTATGCAAACAAACACCACCAACAACTCTAATGATACTAGGAACATTGCTGATCGCTATAAGTTTGATCGTCTGGTTAAATGGACCACGGAAATGATTAAAACCGATCTCCAGCAAAAGGCTTTTCCTTTTGCTGTGATGATGGAAAATCTTGTTGGAGATTTTAATCTTTCTTCTGTTCTTCGTTCCTGTAACGCAATGAATGGTCGTGAAATGTTCTATCTTGGTCGTAAGCAATATGATCGCCGTGGAACAGTTGGCACACATCATTATACAGATATTATTAATCTAAAGGATCGTGAAGAGCTAATAAAACTTAAGGATCGTTATACTTTTGTCGCTTTGGAAAATAGCGTTCCACAAGCAGAAAGTATGTATAATTTTGTATGGCCTGATAATCCGCTAATTATTATTGGAGAAGAGGGTATTGGGATTACTCAAGAAACTTTATCCCTGTGTGATAGGTTTGTTTATATTCCACAATATGGCAGCGTCAGAAGTATGAATGCAGCAGTTGCTGGTTCAATTGCAATGAATGATTTCTTAATGAAATATCATAAAAACAATGCATAAAATACTATTTATACTGTTATGATTAGAATAAAAATATTAAATGAATCAAAACAGTTATTAAATGAAGTTTCTTTTGAAGATGCTAAGAAAACTCTTGATGGTAGTAAATTTGTTAAGAGATTAAAAGCACTATCCAATATAATTGGACCATTGACAGGTTTAGAAATTTTTAAAAACAATCCTGAACATGAAAATTTTATACTTTATATAAAAAGAGACATTGAAGATACTATTCCATATGACATTCCAGATAACAGTAAAGGATTGGCATTATTGTGGTTAAAACAAAAATTAATAGAAGATCCAAAAGGATATTTTAAACATCAACAAGCCGATACTAGAAACGCAATTGAAAGATTTTTTCAATATAACGGCTCTCAGCAAATGCCTAACTTTATTAATCCTGTAGAAAAAAAGGATCTTAATAAAGTAGAATCTCTTGATGAATTGCAAAAGTTAGTAAAAGAGGCGACTCCATTATATAATAAATATCAAGAAGAAAGACAGAATAAAGATGTCGAATCAGGAACAGAAAAAATATACGATGGTCCTGAATGGACTATATTAGCAGCACACAATAAGGGTGCAGCGTGTGAATTAGGTAAAGGCACAAGCTGGTGTACCGCTGCGCCCGGTCTTCATTATTTTAATGAATATTATCAAGAAGGTAGTCCATTATTTATCTTTATTAGTAAAGAAAACCCTATTGAGAAATATCAATTCAGTTACTCTTCTCAACAGTTTATGGACAAAGAAGATCGTTCTATATATAAAGAAGATATATTTTATAAATTAAATAAGCTTTTGATTAGTACCCCCGGAATTAAAGAAAAATATCCTATTTTAAAAGACTTTATATATCATAAAGTGGGCGATAGGATGGTGCAGATTAAAAAAACCAATGATGTTACATATTACATGGTAAACAAAAGAACTATAATGACTAAAGATAGTGAAGGACTTATTAATCATTTTGACTATGACAATCAACTTCATAGAGAAAACGGTCCAGCTGTTTATAATAAATATGAATATCAAAAAGATCCTGAAAACGCACCCCAAACTTGGGCAAAGCATGGGAGTACCTTTAGAATCGATGGTCCAGCAGAAATAGATAAAGAAGGTTATAAATATTGGTTAATATATGGTAAATATATAAATATAGATCCAAAATATAAATACGGTGGTCCATCAATAATTACGCCAGACGGTAAACAAATATGGCGTATCGGAGTTGAGCGGTTTACTAACGAACAAGATTTCATTAAGTATATTGAAGATTTTATAAAAAATGAAGACAAGTTAGATGAATATGAAACTTATCCAATAAAAAATTATTTACAGAAACTTAATGATTATAGGCAAGAATATTTAAAATCTAATTCTAAAAAATTAAAAGAAAATAAGAAATTTGTTATAAGAATTCTAAGGAATACATAATGTCAAAAAAAACCTATATTCTAGATACGAATGTGTTGTTGAGCGATGCAGAAGCGATTAACTCGTATAAGAATAATGACGTTGGGATACCCTTAAAGGTATTAGAAGAAGTAGATAAGCATAAGAAGCGTCAAGATGGTGTTGGCGCTAACGCTAGACAGTTTATACGTCTATTAGACGCGCTTCGTGAAAAGGGCGACATAGTTGAGGGTATTAAACTTGGAAAGGGTAGAGGCTCCATTAGGACGCTTAAATGCGATTTAAGCCTGTTGCCAGATGCTTATGATAGGCAACATCCCGATAATCAAATACTTGCTTGTGCATTAACAGAGATTAAAGAAGTTGGTGACAACAAAAATATCATTCTTGTCTCTCAAGATATTAACATGAGAGTTAAGTGCGACTCTGTTGGTGTTAAAACAGATGATTATATTCCTAATCAAATAGTAGAAAGGGCAGAAGAAGTATTTACTGGCTTCACACAATATCTTGTAGATGATGCTCTTATAGATCGTTTCTATGCTGGTGAAAAGATTATGCTAGAGCAAAAGGATATTAAGTTATATCCTAACCAGTTTGTTATGTTAGTATCAAACGCTAATGACAAAAAAACAGCTTTAGCAAGATTTAAAGCATACAATCATCCACTAAGCAAGACAAAAGAATATAAAAATGGCGTTTGGGGTATACATGCCAAGAATAAAGAGCAGCAATTTGCCCTTGAATTATTAATGGACCCAGATGTAAAGATTGTTTCTATCATTGGTCGTGCTGGTGGAGGTAAAACTCTTAATGCTTTGGCAGCTGGTCTTCAACAAATTCTTGATGATAAAGTATATAAGAAACTAATTGTTTCCCGACCAGTACAGCCAATGGGTAAAGATATCGGCTATCTTCCCGGTACTCTAGAAGAAAAGATGTCCCCTTGGTTAGCACCTGTACAAGATAATTTAGAGTTCCTTATGGGTGACGATAAAGCACATTTACAGATGCTAATGGAAGCTGGTACTATTGAAATGGAAGCCCTCACATACATTCGTGGTCGTTCCATCGCTAATGCATTTATTATTATTGATGAATCACAAAACTTAACATCCCATGAATTAAAGACTATTATTACTCGCGTTGGCGAAGGAACAAAGATTATATTAACAGGAGATATCGAACAGATAGACAATGCTTATGTAGATGCAACAACTAACGGTCTTACATACGCTGTTGAAAAATTAAAAGACTATGAAATTTCTGGTCATATTACCTTGAAAAAAGGTGAAAGATCTGCTGTCGCAAGCCTCGCCGCATCAGTATTATAGAAAGAAAAATATGGAAATCATTAATCAAGATATTTTAAAACCAGTAGAAAAAATTAATCCCATGAAAGAATGGCTTGTAGATTATGTCGGCAACAAACTACAACCAGCTAATAACGAAGTTACAGTAGCAATGCTAGTAGAAGCAATGGCAGAAGAATTCCCAGAATTTGTTATGGCAGTTGCAGAAGAAAACTTTATTCGTGGTTATCAACAAGCATTCAAAGATTTAGAAGCAAATGGTGAAATAACTCCAACAAAAAATGAGTAGTGTAAATTATATAAAAAAATCTTCTGCTAAGAATGCTGCTCAAGTAAGAGAATATAGCTTATTTGGCAGCATTCTTGTTATTGTTGCTAACCCACTTCCTGAAGAAATTAATTTAAAAAGTGTTTTAAAACGTATAGAAAAAAATATACCAAAACATTTATTTATTAATTTAGATATCATTTATTTTGGTGATTTTAAAGAATTAAAAGCTCGACAAGTTTCTTCTGCTTATATGGACGGAGGAATATATTTAACCAATCAACAAGTATCTGATGAAGAAATATATAATTCAATTGTACATGAGTTGGCACATAGTATAGAAAAAAACTTTGAAAATGATTTATACGGAGATGATAAAGTATTAGAAGAGTTTTTAAATAAACGTAAAAAATTAAAAAGCATTTTAGAATCTAATGGTCTTTATTGTGCTGATTCTCTATATTTAAGACCAGAATTTACAAGAGATTTTGATGATTTTCTGTTTAAAAAAGTTGGCTACGATAAATTAACATTATTAATTTCAAATCTGTTTATTTCTCCCTATTCGCCAACATCATTAAGAGAATATTTTGCTTCTGGATTTGAGTATTATTATTGCGGAGACAATCCAGAATATATATCTCAAATATCTCCAAAGCTTTATAAAAAAATTATTTACTTGACAAAGAAGTAAATTAGACTTATAATACTCGCTAGAAAGTGAGTACTACATGTCTAATCATATATCTTTTTCTGCTTTAAAGCTTTGGAATGACTGCCCTTTTAAATATAAATTAACATACATTGATAATGTTCAAAAGTTTCGTGGTAGCGAATATACAATCTTTGGTACTTCGCTGCATGAAGCTTGTGAAAAAAAGCTTCTAGACAATAATATTAATGAAGTAGAATATTTTTTAAATAAGTTTGATGAAGAGCTAAAAAATATTCCTTCTGATGTTCAACTAGATCCCAATCTTTTAACTGAAATGAAAGAGCAAGGTAAGACACTTGCATCTATGGCATTGCCTGCCCTTAAAGAAAAGTTTGGTAATTTTAAAGTCTTAGCAGCAGAAGAGGACATCTTTGAAACCATTAAAAAAATTCCTGAATTGAATTATAATTTTAAAGGTTATATTGATTTAATTATTCAAACAGAAGATAATAAGATACATATCTTAGATTGGAAAACATGTGCTTGGGGTTGGGATGCTAAAAAGAAAAGTGATCCAATGATTACTTACCAGTTAACTTTTTATAAATATTTCTATTCTCAAAAGCATAATATAGATCCAAAAAATATTGAAACATATTTTGCGCTTCTTAAGAGAACTGCTAAGAAAGACAATGTAGAAATTTTCCGCGTAACAAGCGGAGACAAAAAAACAGAAAATGCATTTAACTTATTAACAAAAGCACTTTATAGTATTAATAAAGGTTTTTTTCCAAAGAACCGTCTTGCTTGCAAATATTGCGAGTATAATAAAACAAAGGATTGTCCCTAGTGAAAACAGCAATTATTACAGGTATTACTGGGCAAGATGGTAGCTATCTTGCAGAACTGCTTTTAGAAAAAAATTATAAAGTAGTTGGCCTTGTTCGTAGAAGTGCGATGGAAGACAAAAAGCTTTATAATATCCAACATCTTTTAAATAACTCTAATTTAATTATAGAAAATGGTGATTTAACCGATTCTCCATCTTTGTGGAGAGTTATAGGCAGTCATCAGCCCGATGAGTTTTATAATTTAGCAGCACAAAGTCATGTTGGCGCCTCCTTTACATCCCCAGAAAGTACTTTTCAAATAAATGCAACTGGCGTATTAAATTGTTTAGAAGCGATAAGGGTACTTAAACGAAATACAAAGTTTTATCAAGCTTCTACTAGCGAAATGTTTGGCGATAATTCTAGCGCTCCTCAAGGAGAAGAAACACCCCTTTCTCCAGTTTCTCCATACGCTTGTGCAAAAGTAGCGGCACATCATTTAATAATAAATTATCGTAAAGCATATAATATATTTGCTTGCTCTGGTGTTCTTTTCAATCATGAAAGCCCAAGGCGTGGCGAACAGTTTGTTACGAGAAAGATCACAAAAGCAGCTGCCAGAATCAAGCTTGGTTTACAAAAAGAATTACGTCTTGGTAATCTTGAAGCAAAACGAGATTGGGGATATGCAAAAGAATATGTAGAAGGTATGTGGATGATGATGCAGCATCATGCGCCCGACGATTACGTTCTAGGCACAGGAAAAACATACACTATTAAACAATTCATTGATTGCATAAGTGAAATAGCTGGTTATAATTTAATGCAATATGTTGTTATTGATGATAAATATAAACGTCCTAGCGAGGTTCCGTTATTATTAGCTGATCCAACAAAAGCTAAAAAAGTCTTAGGCTGGGAGCCTAAAACCAATTTAAAACAATTAGCAGAATTAATGTATAATTGTGATTTAGAAAAGGAAAAAATCTTAAAGGAGATTTTAGATGAACAAAAAAATTAAAATATTAACTCTTTCTGACCATCCGTTAACCAGCCGGTAACAGCGGATATAAAACTGGGTGAATTGCTGGAAACTTTCATAAATAATTTCGCTACAGCATAGTTGGAAACGACAAGTGCAAAAGCCAAAAAGAAATTATTGAAACAATCAGCAGCCAAGTGCCTGTCTTGAAAAAGTGGCAAAGGTTCAGAGACTACGGTTAGCCTAAACATTTTATGTATGGCAATGATCCGACAGCGCCCAGCACTTTAATAAGTGATGATATAGTCCAACAAAGTGTCACCATCTGGTGTAGGTAGTCAGTCCAACTACATCTTCCAAGGTCTGTTAAAAACAGGCAAATATCAAATTATTTCTTTAGGTGGTGCCATTAAACATCAAGACTATCGCCCTGTCAAGTTCCATGAATATGGCGATGATTTCGTGATTATCCCAGTTAATGGCTATGGAACGCCAGAATTAATTCGTACAATTTTAATGAAAGAAAAGCCTGATATCATTTGGATGATGACTGATCCAAGATTTTATACGTGGTTATGGAATATGGAACAAGAGATTCGTCCTAATGTTCCAATTGTTTATTATCATGTGTGGGACAACTATCCATATCCTAAATTTAATCGTGCATATTATCAATCGAATGACATGATAGCTACGATTTCTAAACTTACAAGCGATATTGTTAGGACAGTAGCACCAGAAGTCGAAGAACGTTATGTGCCACATGCGGTAAATCCAGATTTATTTAAGATTTTAGATGAAAAAGAATATGCACATTTACGTAATCCAAATAAAACACTTTTCTTCTGGACTAACAGAAATGCCAGACGTAAAATGAGCGGCAGCGTTGTATGGTGGTATAAAGAATTTCTTGATAAAGTTGGACACGATAAAGCATTTTTGCTAATGCATACAGATCCTAAAGATCCTCATGGACAAGATCTTGTAGCAATTGCAGAAGAATTAGGCTTGACTAAAGAAAATTTTGCAATTTCTGCTGGTAAAGTTTCACAAGCGGAAATGACTAAATTTTATAATGCTGCCGATTGTACAATAAACATCAGCGATGCAGAAGGCTTTGGTTTGTCATGTTTAGAAAGTCTTTCTTGCGGTACTCCTGTTATAGCTAATAAAACTGGTGGAATGCAAGATCAATTAACAGATGGTGTAGATACATATGGTGTTCTTATAGAACCTGCTAGTCGTGCAGTTATTGGCTCTCAAGAGGTACCATATATCTATGAAGATCGTGTTAGTAACAAAGATGTAGTTGAAGCGATGATTAAAATTCATAATATGTCACGCGAAGAACGTAAAGCGCTTGGTCGTAAGGGACATGACAATGTGCAAAAGAATTTTAATTTTGCAACTTTCCAAGAAACTTGGGATAAACTATTAACAGAAGTTCACGAAAAATGCGGTTCTTGGGAAACACGTAAAAATTATAAATCCCTAAGCGTAAAGGAATACTAAAATGAAAAAAATTTTAATCTCTGGTCCTGTGTTGTCAAAATCTGGATACGGAAAGATGTCTCAGTTTGCGTATCGTTCTCTAAAAGATAGAACTGATGTGGATTTATATATTATTCCAACTGCTTGGGGAAATACTGGTTGGCATTTTGAAGATAACGAAGAAAGACGCCACATTGATTCTCTTGTGGCAAAAACACAAACATATATTCAACAAAGCAATGGTCAGCCGCAATTTGATGTTGCAATTCAAATTTCTATTCCAAATGAATGGAAAAAGATGGCATCAATTAATATCGGTTATACTGCTGGTATTGAAACGAACCTTATATCTCCAACTTGGCTACAACCTTGTCAGCAAATGGATAAGATTATTGTTATCAGCGAACACGCTAAAGCTGGCTTTGTTAATACAATCTTTGGAAATCCGCAAGGACAGCAGTTTAAAGTTACTACACCGGTAGAAGTAGTTCATTTACCTTATCAGGATGCCACTAAAAAGGCTCTAGAATTGGATTTAAGGCACGATTTCAACTTCTTGGCTGTATGTCAATGGGGACCAAGAAAAAACTTAGAACAGACTATTGTGGGCTTTATAGAAGAATTCCGCAAAGAAGAAGTTGGATTAGTATTAAAAATTAATTCTGCAAATGATTCTATCATGGATAGAACGTATACCGGGAAACGTTTGGAACAGCTATTATCTGCTTATCCTGACCGTAAATGCACTGTTACATTAGTTCACGGTCATTTAAGCGAAGGTGAAATGGAATCACTTTACGTTCATCCAAAGATTAAGGCAATTGTTTCTACAACTCACGGTGAAGGGTTTGGTTTACCATTGTTAGAAGCTGCCGCAAATGAACTTCCTGTGCTTGCAACTGATTGGAGTGGTCATACAGACTTCCTATACATGCCAGACGGAGAAGAAAAGAAGCGTATGTTTGGTAAGATTGATTATGACTTAAAACCTATCGAAGCAGCACATGTTTGGAAGGGTGTTCTAGAAGAAGGAACTCAATGGGCATTTCCAAAGACGGCATCTTATAAAGAAAAACTCCGTGATTGTTATAAAGATTATGGCCGCTATAAGTCACAAGCCAAAAAATTAGCTCCTTGGGTAAAAGAAAATTTTAATGAAAGTAAATTAGAAAATAAATTTTCTGTTTTATCTGCGGGAGAATTGCCAATACAAGTTAAAACAGAAGAATTGCCTTTGATTTCTATTTTTGCTTCAGTTTATAATTCTGATGAATACATAGAACAATATTTAGATGATGTAACTAGACAGAGCATTTTTAAAGATAAATGTGAATTAATTCTTATTAATCCCAACTCTCCCGGTAATGAAGAAATAATTATTAAAAAATATATGGAAAAATATCCAAATATTAAATATATTAAATTGGATCACGATCCGGGTATTTATGATACTTGGAATCAAGCAATCAAATTATGTTCTGGCGAATACATAACAAATGCTAATTTAGATGATAGAAAATCTCCATTATCAATAGAAAAACACGCTAAAGCGCTTTTTTCTAATCCAAATGTAGACTTGGTATATGCAGATAGTTATATTGTTACTGAATCTAATAAACGTTGGGAAGATATTAAAGAAGATACACAAAAATATAATTTTGAACAGTTTTCTCTAGATGCAATGTTAAGAGGCAATCCACCACATAATAATCCAATGTGGCGTAAGACTATGCATAATAAAAACGGTTGGTTCAACCAAAAATATAAATCTGCTGCTGATTGGGATTTCTGGTTAAAATGCGCGTTTAATGGTTCAAAATACATGAAAATAAATGAAGTATTGGGTATTTATTATCACAATCCAAAAGGTATGTCTACCAATCCCGAAAATAGCTCTTGGAAGAGAGAAGAAGAAAAAGAAATATTTAAAAAATACATGAACATGTATCAGGAAAGAAATAAGTAATATGGTTTTGTTTACTGTTACTAATAATGTTTTTGCACCATGCGTTTTTAACCTTATAGAAAGTTATAAACTTTATTCTTGTAATAAAGAAATATTTATAATTTATTATGATTTAAATGATGACTATATAAAGCTTTTTAAAAATAAATATGGCTCACAAGTCAATTTAATACCAGTAGAGAAGGAATGCGAGCATGCTTTTAATTCAAGATTTTATTTTCCAAAAGCCTATGCTCTTAAAATAGCGCATAGTTTAAATAAGCCTTTTATGTTATCCGATGCTTCAAATGCTTTTTTGTATAATACTTATGAATTAGAATATTTAGTTAAAGAAAAAAGTAGATTTTTTATTGAATATCCAACAGAAATATTTAAAAATAAATATTGGGCAACTAAAAAAAGTTTAGAAATAATGAAGTGCAATTCTGTACATCATAAAGAAGCACAATCCTATTGGTCTGGTTTTCATGCTTATGAGCCAACAGACGAAAATAAGCAAATGATATTTGATCAATATAAATTAATGTTGAATTCTGATATAGCTGGTCCTTCAAATTTATTAAACAAACCAGATGGTAGCGATGCAGATTGCATTGCTCACAGAAACGATCAAACAGTTTTATCTTTAATGATAAATAAGTATGGCTTTAATCAAGCATTTAATATTGATAAATACAATAAATTTGGCGATCAGCAAACAGCCAAATTTATGTTACCAGATATATTTCGCAATTTTGACGAAAGAAAAATTTGTCTATATTCTAGATTTTCAAAAAATAATAATTTTAAATTTATTGATAATGATCTAAAATCTAAATTAGAAAAAATTTTTGAAATGTATAATATAGATAGAAATACAGGTAAAATTATAAAATGAATAATATAAAAGTTTTGCTTTCTTGTGATGATAATCCATTTTATTATAATTTTTGGAATGATGTTTCATATGTATGGAAACAAATATTTAATTTTGACCCGGTATTAATATATGTATCAGATGTTGAAAATAATAATCTTAGTAGTGCTAATGGACAAATAATTAGAGTTAATAAAATAGAAAATATTCCCACTTATCTACAAGCACAATTAGCAAGAGTATATTATACTTCTCTTTATAAAAATGATGTCTGTATGTTATCTGATATAGACATGATACCTATTAACAAAAGTTTTTTTAATAAAGAAAAAATCTTAGAACATACTAAAGATAATTCTATGTTTCATTTGAATCCTACCCCAAGAGAGTTTGGTCAATATCCAATGTGTTATTACTGTGGCACAGGACAGGCATTTGCATTTGCTACTAGTGATAAATCATGGGAAAATTTTATGAAAGAAGTAGTATCATGCAATTTTTCTGTTAACAAATTAAATTACAATCTTCCTTCGCATTTAAAAGGAAAAGATTTATGGTTTAGCGATGAATTATTTTTATATACAAAATTAAATCAAACAAAAACAAATATTAAAATAAATAATCAAATAATTAAAAGTTTTCAAAGATTAGATAGAGAACAAATACTATCTTTAGATCATAAATCAATAAATAATTACATTGATTGTCACATGCCGCGCCCTTTTGATTTATATGAAAAACAAATTAATTATATTATACATGGTATAGAAAATGCACAATGAAGATTTTTTTAATACGATTATAGATAAAAAAGAATATATATGTGGCAATTCATTTATTGATATTTCTAATGGAAAGGATATATTATTCTGTAAAATAGACAATGTATCAGAACACTACGGAAAGCAAATTGACACCTTCATTACGCATAATGGTGATTATAGCGTAGATCAAAATGCCTATAATATTGGACCAAAGTGCAATAAATGGTATGGACAAAATAAAAATATAAATATGGAAAAGGTACTATCTATACCTATAGGATTAGAAAATTTTGAACCTGAATTTTCATTTAAAAGTAATTATGGCAGATATTCTACTATGCCACCGATGGGTTACCAAAAAAAAGAGTATATATCTTTTTTATCATCCAACTGTAATGAACATAAAAATTTAATATATTTAAACTTTAATTCTACTACATTCCCTACAGAAAGAAATTATGTAAAAAGTTTATTTTTTAATGAATCTTGGGTTACTAAAGAAAATAATGTTGATTGGAAAATATATTATAATTCATTAATAAATAGCAAATTTTGTTTTTCTCCACGCGGCAATGGTATTGACTGTCATAGAACATGGGAAGCGCTATATTTAAGAACAATACCAATATTAAAAAAAGAATTTTATATGGAAGAATTTTCCGATCTTCCTATACTTTTTGTTGATCATTGGTCGCAAATAAATGAAGATTTTTTAAATATAAGTTATGAACAAATGATAAAAAAACAGTATAATTTAGATAAATTAAAAATCTCATTTTGGAAAAGGCATATATTAAATGCCAATAATTAATTTTTGGTTCGGCAGATTAGGTAATAATATACAGCAACTTTCTAATGCTATATTTTATTCACAAAATAATAATGTTAATTTTTCTTCTCCAATGCATCCATTTATAAAATGTTTTAGTATTATCAATGGCAAAGAAGATGATTTTAGTTCAAGATTCTTTTTTTATAACGGTTCACAAAAAGATTTTGAATGTGATGAAGAATTGTTAAATAAAGCTAGAAGAGATATATGTTTAAAATACATAACGCCTAATTTAAATATATCGTTTGAAAAACCATTTTCTGACGATACATTAGTTATACATCTTAGATCTGGTGACGTTTTTATATCTAATCCACCTTCTACTTATACTCAAAACCCACTTTCTTTTTATAAAAAAATAATAAAAAACTTTAAAAAAATTATAATAGTTAGTGAAGACAATAAACATCCACTACTTCAAGAATTATTAAAAGAAGAGAACGTTTCTTATCAATCATCGAGTATATCAGACGATTTTTCTACATTAATAAGAGCAAAACATTTAGCTACTTCAGGGGTTGGTACGTTTTCTATAGCAGCTGCTCTTTGTTCAATAAATTTAAAAAAACTCTATTGTTCTGATATATTTTGTAACGAACATTTAAATCCTACAATGTTGCTTAACAGCGATATAGAAGTTGAAATGTATAATATATCAAATTATATAAAAATTGGCGATTGGAAAAACACAATTGAACAAAGAAAAATTATGCTTGAACATGAGATAAAATATGTTAATACCTTATAAAAAAATAATAGAAAAATATAATTTAAATATCAAAAATATATTACATATAGGCGCTCATAACGCTGAAGAAAAAGATGATTATTTTGATAATGGATGTAAAAAAGTAATTTGGGTTGAAGCAAATCCCCAGCTAATAGAAAATTTGTCAAAGACAATTAAAGATGATAATAACATTATTTTAGAAGCCATAATATCTAATATTGATAATAAAGAAATAAATTTTAATTTAACAATTAACGGTCAATCTTCTTCTATTTTAAATCTTGGTTTACATAAAAATTTATTTCCTGATATTGTAGTTAATAAAACAATTTGTACAAAGACAATTACAATTAAAACTCTTTTTGAACAAAATAAGCTAAGTATTAAAGATATAGATTTTATAAATCTTGATATACAAGGGGCAGAATTATTAGCTCTTCAGGGAATTGGTGATGAATTAGAAAACGTGAAAGCGATTTTTACTGAAATAAATACTGATTATGTATATGAAAACTGTGCGCTTGTGGAACAAATAGATTATTTTCTTTCTTTATATAGCTTTAATAGAGTAGAAACAGTAATGTGGTGTGATCATCCTTGGGGCGATGCTTTGTATGTGAAACAATAAAATAAATAAACACGTTCTATACGATAACAATAACAACATAAATGCTTTTTGGCTTTATACAAGTTATTATAATTTAGAAAAATTAAAAATCTTATTTTGGAAGAAAACAATCCTAGGAAATTATTATGACAAATGATCCATTCGCTACCCATCAACCAGTGTTAAAAAAAATTTTATCTATTTTAGATAAAAATAAACCAATTCTTGAATTAGGATGTGGTCATGGCAGTACGCCGTTGCTACACGACTTTTCTACATCGCATCAAGTTGAAATATATACATTTGATAATAATGAAGAATGGTTAAATATTATTTCTTCACAATATAAATCTCATAAATATCATAATTATATAAAAGTGAACGATTGGAATATTGAGTTAAAAGAATATTTAAAATATGATTGGTCATTAGTATTTATTGATCAAGCACCGTGGGAAGCCAGAACGTTATCTTTAGAGCTTTTTAAAAATAAAACTGATTATGTAATTTTACATGATTGTGATTATTTTCCGGCTAATAATGTTTTTGGAAAACAATATAGTCCAATAATTTCTTCGCTATCAACTGGCCATAGAGATTATTCTGATATATTAAAATATTATGTAGAATATTTTCCTAAACACTTTGCTTCCCCTAGTGGTCCACCAACCCTTTTAGGAAGCCAATATAATAAAATAGATTTTTTAATAGAATAATATATGCTATCAACTATTAATTATTGATATAAAACAATGGAAATAAAATTATGAAAATTATAACCGGCGGTTCTGGTTTACTTGGCAATGCGTTTAAAAAATTAACTCCTAATGCTCTTTTCCCAACTCATAAAGAACTTGATTTAGTAAATAAAAATAATACTCAAGAGTATTTTGATAAATTTGCAGCTAGTGTTGATACAATAATCCATTTAGCAGGAAAAGTTGGCGGCGTAAAAGCCAATACGCAATATGTATCAGATTTTTATGAAGTTAATTCTGCTATTAACAACAATCTTATTACTACATGTGTAAAAAATAAAATTCCTACGCTCGTTTGTTGCTTATCAACTTGTATTTATCCAGATGAAAAATATATTAACTATCCATTGACAGAAGAACAATTACATAATGGTCCACCGCATGATTCAAATTTTGGCTATGCTTATGCTAAACGAATGGTTGATATACAATTAAAGGCAGTGAGACAACAGTACGGTTATGATTATATAGCAGTAATACCAAATAATATGTATGGCGAACATGATAATTTTGATTTAGAAAATGGTCATGTTATACCTTCTTTAATACGTAAGATTTGGGAAGCAAAAATAAATAACAAACCAACATTTGAAGTTTGGGGCGATGGAGAGATATATCGTGAATTTACTTACGCAGAAGATATTGCTAAAGTTATATTATTTTGCATAGATAAATATAATAGTTCAGAACCAATTAATATTGGAAGCACACAAGAGTATAAATTAAAAGATGTTATAGAAATTATTACTAAAGAGTTAAACTATAAAGGTAATATAGTTTTCGATACATCAAAACCAAAAGGACAAATTCGCAAACCAACAAGCAATAAAAAATTATTAGATCTTGGATGGAAAAATGAATGGTATACGCCATTAGAAGTTGGTTTGAAAAAAACCTGTGATTGGTTTGTAAATAATTATCCTAATGTTAGAGGAGTTAAATAAGTGAAATGCTTGGTAACTGGCGGTGCTGGTTTTATTGGCTCTAATTTAGTAGATAGATTGTTACAGCTAGGACATGAAGTAATTGCAATAGATAACGAATCCTCAGAATCACATGAAAAATTTTATTGGAATAATAAATGCGAAAATCACAAACTAGATATTTGTCATTACGAGCAAATATCTAGTTTATTTAAAAACGTAGATTGGGTATTTCATTTAGCAGCAGAAGCTAGAATTCAACCAGCTATTTTAAATCCATTAAAAGCTATTAAAACAAATGTTTTAGGAACTTGCAATGTGTTGCAGGCTTCTAGAGAACATAAAATTAAAAGAGTAATTTATTCTTCTACTAGTTCTGCTTATGGTACAAAAAATATTCCACCGCTTGTTGAAACAATGCCAAAAGATTGCTTAAATCCATATTCTGTTTCAAAAACTTCAGGTGAAGAGCTGTGTTCAATGTATTACAAATTATTTGGTTTACAAACAGTGATATTTAGATATTTTAACGTTTACGGCGAAAGACAACCGACAAAAGGACAATACGCTCCAGTGATCGGTTTATTTTTAAAACAAAAAGAATTAGGAAAAAAAATGACTGTTGTAGGTGATGGTTTGCAAAAAAGAGATTTTACTCATATTAGTGATATAGTAAATGCTAATATATTAGCCGCATCTACTAATAATCTTGAAATATTTGGAGAAACATTTAATATTGGAACAGGTATTAATTATAGTATATTAGAATTGGTTAAAATAATTGGTGGCGATTATGAGCATATACCAGCTAGAATGGGAGAAGCTAAAATAACTTTAGCAAATATAAATAAAGCTAAAAATATGTTAAACTGGCAACCAAAAATTATATTAGAGGATTGGATAAATGCCAATAAATAGCATAGGAATAGTTGGTAATGGTTTCGTTGGTAATGCACTATACGTAAACTTTAAAGATAAATACAATACAAAAGTATATGACAGTCTACAAGAAAGATGCTTTAATACTTTAGAGGAAGTATTAGATTGTGATTATGTATTTGTGTGCTTGCCAACACCAATGAAATCAGCTGAAGGGGCAGAATGTAACTTAAGTATATTAAATAATTTTATTAATAATATACCATTGAATAATAAGTCTCTTTTTATTATAAAGTCTACAGTTCCTATTGGAACTACTAAAAATTTTAAAAGTTTAAGACCAGATTTAAAAATAGTACACAATCCAGAATTTTTAACTGCTGCAAACGCTGCTAATGATTTTAAAAATTCTTATAGAAATATAATAGGTGGAGAATTAGAAGATTGCAAATACTTAGCACAATTATTATCTGATATGTTTCCTAATGCGACTAATCTATTAGTTTCCTCAGATGAATCAGAAATGATAAAATATTTTGCTAATACCTTTTTAGCTGTTAAAGTTGCTTATTTTAACATGATGTATGATTTATGTATTGATATTAATGCTAATTATGATAATATTGTACAAGGTGTGTGTAGCGACGAAAGAATAGGTTATTCGCATTCTAAAGTTCCGGGGCCGGATGGTGATAGAGGTTTCGGCGGAACATGTTTTCCAAAAGATATTAATTCTTTAATCAAAACATATGAACAACGTGGATTAAATTGTGATATTATTAAAGAAGTGTGGAAGCAAAATAAGAACATAAGAAAAAACTGGGATTGGGCTGTATCTAAATCGGCAGTTTTAGGAGAGTAAATATGAAAATGTCTAACCAAATGCTATCTGCAATTATGATTTCATTACAAAAGAGCCTCATGGAACAAACAGATATAGTTCCACTACTAAAAGGTTTTGAAATGGAACTAGAAGGTGAAGAGTTAGTAGTTAAAAATCCTCCTAATAGCATTTCCGCTAAACCATTAACTGGTGAATAATATGCCAACCTATATTTATAAGTGTGATAAATGCGAAAATACCTTTAAAGCATTTCACGGTATGAACGATACACTTACTGAATGCTTAGACTGTCATGAAACAGGGTGTATAAATAAAATTCCTTCATTACTAACTTCATTACCGGAACGTAATAGAGATATAACGGCGGCTGGCACTCGCGTTAAAGAGGCTATAGAAGATAATAGACAGCTACTTTTAGATCAAAAGCAGCAATTATTAGCTAAAAAAATATAATATGACCTTTTTACTAAGCTTATTATTAGTCGCATCCCTAGCTGGAAATGTAGTATTGATATGGTATACCCGTAAATTAGTACAAAATCTTTATTACGGCGTTAAAAATGTTGATGAAATGCAAAAATTACTTAGTGAATATGCTTCGCTATTAGAACCATTATTAACTATGGAAAATTATTATGGCGATCCTGCTATAACTTCTGCCATTGCCAACACTAAGCTAGTTGTTGATGCTTGCAAGGCATATAAAAATTCAATTATAGAAAGCCAAGATGAAGAAAATAAAGAAAACGAAGAAGACAAAGGCAATCAAGTCAAAAGCACAACCCAAAACCAAGCGCAAACACCCGCCTAAACCTTCTAAAAAGACTTATAAACCACGTAAAGCTAAGAAACAAGTAAAGACAGCTATTGTCGTTGCAAAACCCGCTATAGCCCCTTCTGAGCCCAAGCAAGAAAAAGGGCAATATTTTACCAAGGTTCATGAAGACGCCATATTAGCTTATGCGTCAAGCACTGACAATAATCGTAAAACAGAATTATATATGACCCTTATCCAACCAGTATTTAATGAGATGGTTGAAAAGATAGTTTATACCTATAAATTCAATAGTTTACCAAACATAGATGATCTTAAAAATGAATGCAAGATCTTTTTAACTACTATATTAGATAAATATGATACCTCTCGGGGTTCAAAGGCATTTTCCTATTTTTCAGTAATTACTAAAAACTGGTTTATACACAAAGTAAAGAAAAATAATAATAAAAAAGAAGTATACATAGAAGATATTAAAGATTCACCACAAGAAGAGGAATTAGTATACGAAGAAAGTTATTTATCAAATCGAGAAAAGGAAGAATTTTGGTCTGCTTTAGATATAGAGATGAATGGTTGGTTTGATAAACGGTTAAAAGAAAATGAAATAAAAGTTTATAAAGCGATAATAATGCTTTTTAAAGAATGTGACTCTATAGAAATTTTTAATAAAAAGGCTATTTATTTATATATGAGAGAAATAACCGGTTTAAATACTAAACAGGTTGTTAACAATCTAAAGAAGTTTCGTAATAAATATGACCAATTTAGAGAAAATTGGGAAAATGGAAAAGTTACCCACGTTAATATAGAGGCACAAGCATATGAGCAATAAAACATTAGAAGACTATATTGCTGAAACCACCGTCAACATACAAAATGATAGAGCATTAGCCAGTAAATTGCTTATTGATTTGATGGAACAGATGGAAAAACAAAAAGAAGAAAAATATACACACAAGAACTTTGGTGAAATAGCTGCTATGTATCTTGAAACACTACAACGATCTAATGAGCAATTAGTTAAATTAGCTGCCATTGTTCAACGCCAAGAAGGCGGTAAAGATGGCATGTCTAAAAAAGAAAAGGATAATCTTTTTGATTTAATCCGTGAGGGATAAATAATTGTCTGCTGAAAGACCAACGAAAGTCAATCTCACATCTTTAGTATTTGATAGATTCAAGCCAACGCTAGATCTTAAAAATACCACTATTGAATCTTTATTGCGAAACGTTGCTGTAGATTATTACAAACCTGACACTCTTAAAAATGTAACTTTTTTTTCTGGACGTATACTAAGAAAAGTTGATGATCCAAAAAAGTTCGATCCGTCGCCATTTAACGAAATAAATAGCACATCAGACACAAATATTTCTAGATATAAAGTTTGGGTTCATGATTTATGTATTGTCAACGATCCAAGTGAAAATACCAATGTTAATAATCAAGGAAGTATTGTAGAAAATATTTATCCTTCCGATGACACAGAATACGGCAGATCTCTAATAAGCTGTTTGCAAGATTATATTGTAACCGACTCAGAATTAAATTCGCCATGTGTCGGTGATGATGTCGTAGTTACCTACAGAGATCTAACAAATTTTAAACATGGCATTATTACAGAAATACAAAATAAAACTTCAAATGGTGAAAATACAATAAATCCAAATGCTGCTGGTGGTGTTCCCGTGAGCGGGAGTAACAAACCATCCGCTGCTTTTGCTACTGCTACACCCGCTGCAAATATTGAAGAATCTAATAATGATGAAGAAATAGAATTATATAATCAAAATGGTAAAGTATATAAAAAAGTAAAAGCTAGAAAAGTTCCTTCTACTGATGGATCTAAGCAATTATTAATTGTACAAATGGCAGAAGATTTTAAAAAAATGGCTTTAGATGCTAAAGCAGACGGAATAAACTTGACTGCCAATTCTGCTTATAGGAATATTGATCAACAAATAGAAATATTTGACAAAAGATGGACAATAAAATATGCCGAAGGAAGGCCAAAAATATTACCTAAAGATAAAGGTGGGCAAAACGAATTAAATTCTGTAGGAAAAACAAGCGGGACGGCTGCTATTCCGGGGGGAAGTCCACACAATAGATCTGAAGCAGTAGATATTAGTATAGGTGGTGGTCCTAACTTAATAGATAAATTTAATACTCCTAATTATAAATGGCTACAAAAAAATGCTTATAAATATGGTTTTTTCAATACCGGTTATAAAATTAAAAAAACTCCTGAAGCATGGCATTGGTCGTACAAACCATCAGAAAAAGGTAATAAAAATGCTATTATAAATCCACCAAAAGAAAGGGAATCGGAATAAATTATGGGTAGTCCTAACGATGTCACAGAGCGTCCTGCTGCGATAGATCCTGTAAAACCAAATTCAGAAAATGGATTTAATAATAATCAACTATATGAGCCTTCTAACACATTAGTATTTAATAATTCTACAGCTGAAAAAGTATTTTCTGGTAGAAATAATACATGGATTGTCTTAGGTAGAGATAGAAATGGCCCCTTAAATAGTGGCTTTGGAGGAAAAGGACATAGTAAGTCTGGTGCGATTGATATAGTAGTAGGTCGGTTATCGGCTGTTGATGCTAAAAGTTTAAAAGATAAAAAAGTAAATCCATCTTTTACGGCAGATGCTGCAAGAATATATATTTCTCAAAAATGTCTTATAGATGAATATTTTATGATCGGTAACATGTCTAATGCAAAAACTAGTCCGAGTTCAGCCATAGGTATAAAAGCTGACAATGTTAGAATTATTGGTAGAAATAGTATTAAACTTGTTACTAGAACTGATAGCTTAATGTCTAATAATAATCCGCCCTACGATATGATGGGTATACAGTTAATAGCTAATAATGATGAAGCTTCTTTGCAGCCGATGGTTCTTGGTACTAATTTAGTTAATGCTCTCGGTAAATTAACAGATGAAATGGCAACTATAATTGGACATTTGCAAAAGTTCGTAAATATTCAGGTACAATTTAATGATTCTTTGGCAAATCACACGCATTTATCACCATTTTATGGTCAAAAAACATCTTTTGATCCAAACGTAATAATAGAAGCAAAAAAAGCATATATGAAAGTATTTACTACTGTTGCGCAGGAACTATTAAGTTCAACTAATAATTTAATAAGCTGGCAATCAAAATATTTAATTTGCGGCAATAAAGGCAATTATATAAACAGTATGTATAATTTTACTAATTAAGGATTATATGAGTAATTTTGAAGAAGTGAAATATCCACCAACCCCAAATTATGAAACACACTTCTTAAACAAAGAATCAGTTTATTTAGATGTGTCAAGAGAAGAATTGCTTCTTTCATCTAGTTTTAGCGTTAATACCACCAACAAAGCACCACAGAATACCAAAGTCACAATAATAGAAGAGGGTTTGGGTGTTAACGCACTTTGGAATTATGTAAAATATAATAACAAAAGTGTATATTTTTTAAGAGAAAATTTAACACCATTAAATGGCATAAAACAATCGATGCCATTAGCTATAGATTCTGCATATCAACAAAATTTACAATCTCCAAAAATTGATTGGAGAGAACAAAAGCCAAATACAGTTTATTTAGACACATATAATGCTAAATTCTGTACTCATATAGAATTACCATATGAAAAAGTAAACGGTAAAGAGGATTTAAAAGAAAAAATTAAAGAAGGCTATTATAAAGGCGTTGCTTTAATATTAAAGGAAACTGCTAAACAATATGATATAGTTTATATTAATCAGCTAACTGATAGCTATTATAAATTTGCTGAAGCGGAAGAATATTTTTTTCCACTTAGGGAATGTTCTACATTACGAGTTTTAGTTACTATATCATCAAAATATTTAAATTCTGGATTTATAAATAATAATAAAGTAAATAAAAAAGGTATTTATGAAGAAAAAGAATTATTAGATCTTTTTAATTCACAGCTTTTTGATGAAGATACGTTTGGTTCTTCCGAAGGATCTGGACCCACTTCAGATCAAGACCAAATTAGTATATATGAAACTTTAGAATATAATAATTATGATTTATTTTCTAGACATATTAGCGAAATAAAAAATATATTAATCCAAAATCAAGTTATTTATGCCACTGGTCAATGGGATATAGTACCCGATGGTGTAAATTTAAACTTTTTAACTGAAATAGCAAATATAGAATTATTTTTTAATAAAATAAATAAATTTTTAGATAGTAATATATCTAAGAAGCCAATTGATCAAGCTTTTAATATCAATAATCTTGTTAGTTCCATAGTTGGAGAGCCTTGGTCTGGTAATTTAAAATTTATATTAAACAAAAACGACACTAAAATAGTTGATATACAATTTTTTGATAATTTTAATAATAAAATTCCTTTAAATATTGGCTATTATTCTATTTTGCAAGATGAAACAATATTAAATAAAACAACAATTAATTATTTAAAAAAAATTAAAAAACCAACCACTTTAGATGATATTTTACTTGGCATAAGTGGCAGCATTATGCCTTCTTTGCAAAGTGCTGCTTCCAGTTTAACGCTAGCAGTTACAAATCCAGAACAGGCATTAAAGAATTTAGCTGCCGACATACAAAATGCTCCTGAAAATATAGCGAATAATTTAGCCAACGCAGCAGATAATGTAAGTTCTGGTATTGACAATGCAGCACAAAATATTCAACAACTAATACCAGATGAAATTTTAAAAAAGTTTTTAATTAATTATCACGAACCATCAATAACAGATATTATTAGAAGGCCGATAGATTTAGCACAGTGCGTGCAATCAAATTATAATTTATTAAAAGAAATAGAAAATAATATAAAACCAGCAGCTTTAAGACAATTTGAATCTCAAATACAAGAGTATCAAAAAAGAAAAAAAGAATTTGATGGTAGCACGTTTGATAAAATATTATCTGGCGATATAAGTAAAACCTTTGATCCAAGATTAAGAAAATTATTTGGATTAGATCCAATAGATTTTTCTAATCCCATACGAGGATTAAATGAAATATTAGGAATTATCAATTTATTTGATATACAAAGATGGCTATTGGAATCATTAAAGTGCGGTACTCTTGATTTTGACCCACAACAATTTAATAAATTGTTAGAACAATATGGTAATGTAAAAAAAGCTCTAGATGCGTTAGCTGTAATCTCTGTATGTAATCCAAATTTTACTAATGTTTTAAAATTATATACTTCTTTTACGCTGCCTTTATTACCTACTACTAATCCTAATCGCTCTTTAATTGAACAGCTTATAAAATTAGTTGTTCAAGTAACAAATGATATTGTTGTTTTGACTATTAGACAGTTATTAACAAATTCATTTAAAAATTGCGCAGATGATAAGAGAAGAAATAATCTTCCTAATTCATTAAGCAATAACATAGATCCAAACGCTGGCTTTAACGATCCTGCTATTGATGATTTATTAAATGATATATCAGGTGGCATATATGATGAAAATGGAGAGATCATTCCAGAAGCTAGAGATGCCGCTAAACAAAAATTGAAACAATTATTAGATGAGTTAAGTAATTGTTTATCTACTAGAGAATTGTGTGCATTATTGACTGGTAAAACAGTTAACGATTCTGTTATAGATGCGATAGTATCATTTATAAAAAGAAAATATAACAATCCAAACGGTATTACTAATTTAGCAAATAAATTTAATAATAGAGATTATATTATAAATTTCTTTTTAGTCCTTGGTCGTAATCTTGGCGATGATTTATTAATTTGTGACGATATTTTAAATCAACCAGAAGATTTCAATAAGAATCCTCTTTGCGATGATGGAACAATAAATAATCTACGTAAAAAATTATTGGGCGATAAAGGATTAACTCCTGATTTAATAGATGATTTATTAAAAGATATAAATGATAAAAAAGCTAAAAATCTTGATGATTTACTTAAGTTTTTAGATTCAGACGATCCATTTAAGTATGATAATATACCATCAGTATTATGCAAAGATGGTATACCTCCCGCAATTAAAGTATCTCCGTCTATAGATAGTTTTAAGGGTTTGTTAAATGCTCTTTTTAGAGATGTATATGACAACTTTGATAGAGAATCAACTGAATGGTATAAAACCACTTATTCTACTAAGGGTGGTCCTAAAACAATGTCTTTTGATGAAAGCGGCAAGCTAGTATTTGATACTAGTTCCGCTGGTGAAGCTACTGATTCTGATAAAAGCGGTTTACAGGAAATTATACCTAATTTTCTTTTTGATCAAAGTATAACAACGGTTACAAATAATTCTTTGTATGATGATAAAAGCTATTCTTATAAAGTATTTTTAAATGGTAAAGCACAAAGAGACTTAGACGTTACAATACTAGAATCTAGTATAAAAACCGATATAGAAACGGCTGAAAAAAGCTTAAGAGATTTTTTGTCCGATTTTAATATTGCTTATAATCTGTATATAACTACTTTGGGAATACAGATTGGTTTTGAAGTTGGTACAGCTATTCAATCTAATAATTTTCAAAGAGCATCTAGCAACTCTGGAGTTTTGCAAACTTTAGAAGCAAATATTAAAGGTTTAAGTCCAACATTTTTTAATGAATTTTTAAAATTTATTAGATTACAAGACATGTTTATGGTTAATAGTATATCTGACATAGACGAGCTAAAAGTTCTATTTCCAGATAATAAATTATTAGCTAATCATTTAGTTATTTCTGATTCTGGTATTGCTGTGTATATAACAGTTTGTGAATATTTAATTAAACATAAAAATGATTTAAGCAATATGCTTAACCAAATAGCACAAAGGCTTCGTCCCGCTTCTGAGAATACTTTAATACCTAATGAAAATGTCGCAAGTTATAATGATTTATTACAACAATTAGAATTTGCTATTAGTCAATACAATCAAATAAAAAATGCTTATGAATTATTATTAAATTCTTCAATCAATTATCCTTCTTATGATTTAAATATGTCATTTGGCTTATCGTCATATAGCGGAATAAAAAATTATGATAATGAATCAATTTATAATATTTCTTCTACGCTAATTAAAAAAAATAATAAACAATATATAAAATTTGGTAGTAAAAATAAAGTAAAAGACTCAATAAAAAATTATATTTTAAATGATTTAAAAATAGACAAAGACGGAATAAACAAAAATAATATTTTTAATGAATATATAAAATCTAAAAACGATTTATACAACTCTTATATTGATATTAATTCAGATATTGTATTTGATAATAATAAATTTTCTTCTTTAGATAAATTTATTTTTAATAAACTAGTAAATAATATTAAATCACCAAATAATTTATTTGATAACTGTAGAATTATTAAACAAGAATTTAAGCCAACTCCTGATAGCGAAGTGGAAATTAAAGAACATAAAGTACCTTATACTAAATTGTTTGGCGATAAATTAGTGATTAAACAAACCCCAGAGCAAAAAGCTTGTAATGTTCGTCCACATTATTTGGATATTGATTCTATAAAAAGCGATATTATTAATAACAAAGAAAAAAGCTTGTGTTCTATAGAAGAAGCTAAAAATGAAAATATTATTAATAATATCCCTATTAACTCCTCAGAGATGCAAAATTTAGAAACTTCTGAAACGCAAAATATAATTTTAAATGGAGTTTTTAAATTAGCGATACGTACATATTTGCATGACATTTTGTTAAGAGGAATAAATTTATTTTCTTATTATGATCCACAAAGTTTAAGAAAAGATGAATCCTTTATTAGCTTTATGGCTTATTTAGTAGAATCTGAAATGAGGGGTGTGGATAACACTTTCTTTACACTTATGATGAGTGGTATAAACCGCGCAGTAAATCCTGACAGCTCTAGAACACAACAAGAAATAGATTTCTTATCTAGGGACATGTTTAAAGACACGGTAGCAGTAGAATTGCAAGAAGTAGTATTGCCAAAATTAGCCAAAAGACTAAATGAAGATACTAATAAATATTTAATACAAAGTCAATATGCTTCGCTATTAGAACCATTATTAACTAGTGATAGTAATAAAACTCTTAAATTAGTAAATGTGGTTAAAGATGCTAAAGATTTATTTGCAGAAAATATTTTGTTTCAAAAACAAGATGGAGTTTATTTATTGGTTGATAATAATAAAGCCATAAAAATATCAGATGGTACTTATGAACAATTCGCCAATTCTGTGGATTATGAATTGTTGTTTGAATATTTATTTCCACAAACGCAATATTTAAGCTTTATGTTTATTACAAGCGCGTTGAGCACTTCTACAAGAAGAAGTATACTGGATATTTTTAAAGATACAAAAGCCTGTATTAGAAATCTAGGCAAGATAGCTCAAACAAACGGTGCTAATATCACCCCAGACTTAACTAATGCTCAAGATATTATTAACAACGATACCGATGATTTATTAAAAAAGTATCTTTTTGAGACATTATTAAAAACTCCATTCCTTATTTTTAAAGGTTTTGCTGAAATGTCAGAGCCTAATTTATTAATAAGTTCAAGCATTTATAAAACTTTGAGCCTTTTTGTTCCTGAAACTCCATCTTTTATTATTCCTCCTACTTCCGGTATATTATTTGCCACAGGCATATCATTTGTAAATCCTATAGTTTATTTCTTATATTTAGGAGGCTTCTTCTGGTATGAAGATAAATCTAATAATTCTGATATAGCTAAAAAATCTATGTTATTAAAATTTGCTGAAGGCTCTGGCGAAGATATGAATTGTGAAAGTATTACCAATAATAACAACGACTTAGTTAAATTAAATAATGAAGGTATATATGAAATATAAATTTTATTTATTTTAAAAACTATTTAAAATTAGGAAAACATTATGAAAGGCTTTTCACCAAAGTTACCATTAGTAAATGATAAATTAGATGGACCATATTCTTTAAATAAAGATATTAAAGAATTAACAAAACAAAATTTAAAAATGTTAATTTTAACTAATCCCGGTGAAAGAATAATGATTCCCACATTTGGTGTTGGAATTAAGCAATTTTTGTTTAGTCTTGATATACCGGAGACAAGAAATCAATTAAGCAAAAAAATTTATGAACAAGTACAAAGGTATCTTCCATATATAAAAGTTACAGAATTAGATTTTTCTAGTCCTAATTCTAACGATAATAACACTTTATACGTATCTATAAAATATAATATAGATTATTTAGCAATAAATGATGAACTAAATATTCAAATATAATCTAATTATTTATATTTGAGGCTAAATAAATGGCAAAAAAAATAGTTCCTATAAAATATACTAGTCGTGATTTTGAAACAATAAAAAACGATTTAATACAACACGCTAAAAGATATTATCCAGAAACATATAAAGACTTTAGCGAGGCTTCATTCGGTTCATTAATGCTTGATACTGTCGCTTATGTAGGCGATATAATGTCTTTTTATTTAGATTATCAAGCTAATGAAGCATTTTTAGACACAGCTTCAGAATTTGAAAATATTTTAAAACTTGGTAAACAGGTAGGCTACAAATTTTCTAATTCTAATTCTTCTACCGGTATAGCATCATTCTATATCTCGGTTCCAGCTAATTCTACTGGTCTTGGCCCTAATTTAGACTATGCCCCGATTATTAAAAAAGGCAGCACATTCGCTACCAATAGTGATGTAAATTTTATATTAAATGAAGATGTGCGTTTTGATAACCCTAAAAATGAAATAAGAGTTTTAACTGTAGATAATGCTACCGGTACTCCATTATATTATGCCATAAAAGCCAAAGGACAAGTGATATCTGGTGTCATTGGCAGAGAACAAATACAAATTGGTGATTTTGAAAGATTTAAAAAAGTTTCTTTGCAGCAATCAAACATTATAGAAGTACTATCAGTATTTGATTCCGAAGGAAATGAATATTATGAAGTTGATTACTTGTCACAAAACATAATTTATAAATCTATAACTAATAGAGATATTACTGAATCTACTTTAGCTAAAGAAATACTAAAACCATATTTAGTACCAAGAAGATTTATAGTTGATAAAACACTTAATACCAGTACTTTAGTTTTTGGTGCCAGTTCAGATAATATAGTTCAAGACGATTTATCGTCGTATGCAGAGCCTACAAATGTAGTATTAAATATGTTTGGAAAAAACTATATTTCTTCTGATGCTTTTGACCCAAGTAAACTTTTAAATAGTGATAAATTTGGAGTTGCCCCATCAAATACAGTTTTAACTATAAATTATCGTTATTTGAACGCTAATATACAAGTTAATTTTGCCTCTAACTCGCTCACATCTGTAAGAAATGCGCAGTTATTTTTTGGTGATGAACAGAACTTAAATTCTGCAATAAAAACTAAGGTTATTTCTAGTCTAGAAGTTAATAATGAATCACCACTTTTGGGTGACACAACAGTAATCGATTCTGACGAGTTAAGAAGAAGAATAGAAAATTCTTTTGCTTCACAAAATCGCGCTGTAACAGAACAAGATTATAAAGTATTAACTTATTTGATGCCACAAAAATTTGGTTCTATCAAAAGAATAAATGTTAAAAAAGATTTAAATTCATTAAAAAGAAATTTAAATTTATATGTTCTATGCGAAGATTCAGATGGATACCTTACCGCTCCCAACCAAACAGTAAAAAACAATATTAAAACTTGGTTAGATAAAAATAGAATGATTAATGATACTATTGATATTCTAGATGGTAAAGTTGTTAATTATGCTATAACTTTTACTGCTGTTGGTAGTAATAATCGTTCTAAATATGATATTTTAACAGACGCTATTAACCAATTAAAAATAGATTTTGCTAGATTGCCAGATTTTGGTGAACCTTTTATGATTACAAATATTTACGATAGTTTAAAAAAGGTTGATGGATTATTAGATGTTGTTTCAGTAAATATCGAAGAACGAGTTGGTGGTTTATATTCTAATGCGCAGTTTAGCTTTAAAAACAATACTTCAGCTGATGATAGACACATTACTGTGCCAGATAACGTTGTAATGGAACTAAAATATCCAAATACAAACATTAAAGGAACTATTTTGTAATGTCAATAAAAAAATATATTGCCAACAAAGATACTACCATAACTAATGCCTTCATGGAAAACATGATTACAAGAGGCATTAACTCAAATATGGGTGCTTCTGATTCACTTGAAGTTTTCACAATATATGGTCAAGTTACCACTTCCTCATTAGAAAAAACAAGGCTTTTAGTACAGTTTCCAGTTGATAATATTGCGTCTGATAGGGTTTCTGGTTCTATACCTGCTAGCGGTAGCGTGTCTTTTTATTTAAGGCTATACAACGTAGTTCATCCATTTAGTGTTCCAAGACAAGTTACATTATCTATAAATCCATTGTCTAAATCTTGGGAGGAAGGTTATGGATTAGACATGGAAGGTTATACAGATAAAGGTTATGTAAGCGACACAGCAGGGTACGGCAGTACATGGATGTACGCTGCTAGCGGCTCTGCATGGGTTAATGAAGGAGGCGATTATTTAACGTCCTCTGGATATGATTTAAGCTATTATTTAGAAAGCGGCCTTGAAGATATAGAAATGGATATTACATCCTTAACAGAACAATGGCTTACTGGTTCTCTAGCTAACAATGGCTTGATCGTTAGACTTTCTTCTTCTTTAGAAAACGGTTCCAGACTAGAAAGTTTTTATACTAAAAAGTTTTCAGCGCGTGGTTCTGAGTTTTATATGCGCAGACCATGCATAGAAGCTCGATGGGATCCATCTATAACAGATGATAGAAATAATTTCTTTGCTTCTAGCAGCTTAGTAAGCGCAGAAGATAATAAGATGAGTTTATATTTCTATAATAAAGTTAATGGACGTTTAAAAAATATTGCTGGTAATCCAACATTATCTTTGCAGCTTTTTACTAATTCATCTTTTAGTGATGCTATAACGGCTTCTTATAATGTCGTTAGCAATCCGTTACCGGGTGTTTATAAAGCTCAAGTAGCGATAGATACAACCTCTAGCGTATTATACGATAAATGGGTAAACAGCTCTAGCGCTTCTATTAAATATTTTTCTGGTTCTTTTGACGTAAATACTAGAGAAGGCGACAATAGTTCTTATCTACCAGAATATATTTATAATATTACTAATTTAAAAAATGTTTATGACCAAAATGAAAAAGCAAGATTTAATATTTTTGTTCGTGAACGTGATTGGCAACCAACAATTTATACCGTTGCATATAATAATGTAGAAAATACTGCAATTCCTAATTTATATTACAAAATTTTTAGATTTAACGATAATTATACAGTAGTTGACTATTCCACTGGCTCTTTAGCATATACAAAAACTTCATATGATTCAAATGGTAATTATTTTGAATTAGACATGAATATTCTTGAAAAAGATTATGGATATGGTATAAAATTAGCAACTTGGGATGGCGTACAACTTGCAGAGTATAAGGACGTATATAAATTTAGGATTCGGTAACTATGTCATTAAAAGATCTATTTGGTAAAACTTCTGAAAAAATAGTCTCCAATAAACAATTACAAGATTTATACGAGCAAGCAGAATCAGAAGGTTTTCTAGAAGAACTAGTAGAAGATAGGCAAAGATATTTGCCTTCTGTGGATTTTTCTAATTTTTCTAATTATATTATATATGGTTCCGCAGAGCGCTATTTTGTTGATGGTATAACAAATATATATCAAAATTATCCATATGACGGTTCTAAAAAAGAAAAGCAAGATTGGAGAAATAATTCTTCTCAATTAGATTTATATATATTTGATGAAATATATCCAAAAACCAAAGGATATGTTGTATTAAGTGGCAGCAATGTCTCTGTTAATGGTTCAAACATTCGCTCTTCTTCGGCTCCACAGTATGTGTTGATTAAAGGTGGTCCTAATCAATCTGCTGATGGAAAGTTTGAAAAATCTAATATTTATGATTTAGATACTAATCGTGAAAGTAATTTAGGAATTACTCAAAATGGCAATACCGTTGAATTTTGGTTTAAAGATAACGTTACCTCTGGAAGCTCCTTATCAACAGCAGAATACTGTTTATTAGATCTTTGGAATGGTAATAGTAGTGGTAGTGCAAATTATACTCGATTAACAATTAGTAAGCAATACAGCACTAGCAATAACAAATTTTTTGTAACTTATGTATCTGGTACTGCGGGTATTGTTTCACAATTGCTTGATTATGATTTCGATCCATATAGTTGGCATCATTATGCCTTTACATTTAGCAATACAAACATCACAGATTTAGAAGTTTGTTTATTTGTAGATGGCAACCTTGTTAAAAAAACCAATTTTGCTTCCGTTGGTAGTATTAATTTAGCTGACAATTCTAATTTAATTGCGTTTTTGGGTGCCTATAGAGCAGACCAAAATGGTAATTCTTCTAGTTATTCTAGTTTGGGTCAAAGTCACGGTTCATATGACGAATTCAGATTTTGGAAAACGGCTAGAACTCCAAGGCAAATATATAGAAATTGGTTTACTAATGTCGGAGGTGGCTCTAATACCGATGATTCCAACACTAATCTAGGAGTATATTTTAAATTTAATGAAGGTATTGTAGACAATTCCTCAATCAATTCTCTAGATGCAGTGTGCTTAGATTACAGCGGTAGAGTATCAAATGGTACCATAATTAATTATGATGTAAATTGCAAGTCTACTTCATCAGCTATAGATATATATTTTGATACGTCGCTAGAACAAGCAGAACCAATAGTATTCTCTTCTAATCCACTAGTACAAAATAAAATAGAAGAATATACAGATTTAGGTTTTCAATACGATGTAACAAATGTATCTAGTATATACAGAAAATTACCATCTTGGATTACAGAAGAAGCAGAAAAAGATAACTATCCTGATTTACAAAGACTAGTACAAATTATCTCTAGCTATTTTGATACTTTGCATTTACAAATAAAAAATCTTTCTTCTATAAAAAATATAGAATATTCTTCTGAGAATGATAAACCAAAACCTTTTTATAGCAATATATTAGCTTCTCATGGTTTTGATAATATAGAGATATTTAACAATAGTACATTTTTAGAAGATGTTTTATCAAGAAATGAATCAAGTGAATTTGAAAATAAAATTTCTGATATTAAAAATGTAATTTATCAAAATATATATAACAATCTCTCTTATATATATAAGAGCAAAGGTACAGAAAAATCATTTAGAAATTTAATTCGCTCTTTTGGCGTTGATAACGAATTAATAAAAATAAATCTTTATGCCAATAATGCCGAATATGATTTTTCAGATAAGTACAATTATACTTCTATAAATAAAAAATATATAGATTTTAATAATCCCAATAGATATTCTGGAACAGTTATACAGTATTACAAATCTGCTGATACTGATACAAATGGGTATATTACTGGTCTTGCTTCTGGCAAGCTTGACTATGCTCCAATAACAGTACAAGCAGAAATATTATTTCCTAAAAAATCTGATAGCGAATTTGAAAATTATCAATATACAGATTTTACTGATATATCACTATTTGGAAGCCATACTGCTAATTCAAATAATACTGTTTTATCTTGGGCTAATAATGATAATTTTAATTTTCAAGTTTATGCAATAAAAAATGATCCAAATAGTACAGATGTATATTTTAAATTAACTGGCTCTTTATCTGCTAGCGGCTTTAGTTTAACTTCCAGCTGGTATCCTGATGTATACGAAAATAAGAAATGGAACCTAGCTGTCAGAATTAAACCTGATAAATTAGGAAATATCGGGTATAGTTCCGGTAGCTCTAACACAGATTATGTTATTGAATTTGTTGGTTATAATTCCATTCTAGATACCAAATTAGAAGAAGGATTTATATTATCTGCAACTATTCCTCAAGCTGATGCAATATCAGCACTACGAGAAAATAAAAGATTGTATGCCGGTGCGCATTACGATAATTATGATTCTTCTAGCTTACTAGCTAAAACAGATGTTAAAGTTTCTTCTGTAAGATATTGGCTTGATTATTTAACAGATGAAGAATTAAAAAATCATTCCTATGATGCTTCTAGTTATGGCTCTTTAAGACCCAATTGGCGTCCAGATTTTATAACAGACAATCTAATAGTTACTAAAGCAGATATGTTGTTGCTAAATTGGTCTTTCGATAGTGTAACCGGGACTAACAATCAAGGTCAGTTTATAGTTGATGATATATCTTCTGGATCTGTTGATCTTGCCAATAGATATGGATTAGATTGGCTAGGGCCAGTTATCGGGTACCAGCAAAGTGGTTTAGCGTTTGGATTTGGCGCAAATGATTCACAGGTAGCCAATAAAGAATATATTTATTCTGCTAAAATAGCTACACCAGAAATCTTCAATGGCTCCGACATGATTCAAGTCCCAGCCACTGATGATTTTGCCAGAACAAAAATTGGAAAACCAGTTTCTTTCTATTTTTCTATTGAAAAAAGCATGGCGCAAATTATTAATGATGAAATATTAAATTGGTTTGCCACTATAAAAAATTTCAATAATTTAATTGGTTTACCTAATCATAAATATAAAAAAGAATATTCTGATCTTGTGCATATGAGAAAAATATTCTTTGAAAAAGTAAACAACGAGCCAGATTATGAAAAATTCCTAGAATTTTATAAATGGATTGATTCATCGATTTCGATGATGATTGGACAATTAGCACCAGCATCAGCTAATGTTTCTGATAAAGTTAGAAATGTGGTAGAAAATACTTTATTAGACAGAAATAAATATGAAAATAAATTACCTATTATAAAATATAAAGATAGAATAGTTCCGGTCGGCGGCGGCGGTGGTTTGTCGCAAATCAACTATTCTTCTTTACGTGCGCCTAGTAGCCCAGCTGGAAAAGAATGGTACAAAAAACGCGCCATCAGGACACAAGAAATAAGTGGCAGCGGTGAAACTATCACTACTCCATTAGAACCACAAAATGATATTGATAGAGAAATTATTAGACAAGTAATTAATTATTCATCTTATGGTAAGGATGTAACTTTATATTCTGCCGAAAATGATACTTTTTATGAAGGCAAAAAAGATCTAAATAAAATTTATTCTAAGCACTATGTTTTAAATGCGGATAAATTACTTATTGTAGAAGGTAAAATATTAGGTAATGAATTGACAAATATTTCTTCTAGCAATCAATTTATATTTGCTGCTGATTTAATGGCTTCTTCTAGCGATACTCAAGTTATTGATCCTTCAAAATCGTTATATAATATAATTTCAACGCCAACATTGTTTGACTTAGATAGTTCTTCTTCTTATGCTGGTATTAGAAAAGCAACAAAAACAAGCTATAAATTTAAAAATCCATATGAGTATTTCCAGACTTCTGGTAGATCTGCCAACAATAAAGCATTTGTAGATTTGGAAGGGGGTGTTTCTGGGACAGCAAATATAGATATACTTGAAGTTACTAGTAGAACATTACCAAATAGAAATACGGCCAATGGTAATGGGCGTAAAACAATATTTGTTGAAAGATTTAGTGCCCCCGGAGGTCCAGAGGTAAATAGCAGGGGCGCTCTTGATTCTGTGGCAGAAGAATATTCTGCTTATAATTCATTAAATTATAGGAATTTTAGAGTACGTAAACATTTAAATTCTTGGTTAGCAGAAACATCTAGTTTTGATGAACAAAATCCTTCTTATCATAAAGTACCAAATAATATAGCTAGATATCCTGCCGATGATAATGGTAATAGTATAAATTCTCAAAATGATAATGCCTTTATAAGTCACGCAATTCCAAGAAGCGATAGGCAGTATGCTTGGGTAAACGCTTCATTAGATGCAGACGATGGATTTAGCGGCTATGCAAGCGAGTTTGCTAACTTAAATAAGAGTTATCAAACAATTAGTTCATCTGAAATTATTGGCTTATCTAGCATACCATATGTTAATTTTAGATATTTAGATTCGGTTAGTTATAATAATTTATTAACAGATAAAATTATTAATACTGGCTCTAATATTATAAGTACTGGTAGCTTATTTGCTACCACTTTAGATTATTTTGGTTTATATTTCTACTTGACTACACTAAATGGTCCTTATCAATACCCGTCTTGGAAACAAATTAGAAATTCTGAAAATCCCATAGTTGTTCAATCAAAGAAAAACAACAATATTCTTGTTCAAGATCAGTCTATACAGCTGTTTAAGAGTGTTAATGGTACTTTGGTACCATATGTTGATTCAAAATCTCAAACATTTAAAGCCTATAAAGAACCGCCTATTGAATATAACATTCCTATGAAACACGTAGTAGAGGTAAGTGGTTCAACAGGTTCTATCGAAGTTATAAGCACATATGATAATAATATTAATAAGTTTGCTAATGCTTCATTGATGACAACACTTGGTCAAAAAGAAAGAAGTGAATTGCAGACTCATAATACCTTGGTTGCTATGAGCAAGGGTGAGTACATCCCAGAACCACAAATATTATCTGCTTCATATAGCAAAATGCTATTCCCATCTAGAAAATATGTTGGCTTAAAAGAAACTCGTACAAGACCAAATTATACTGAAATAGCTGGCACGGCAAGCAACGGTTACGACAGAAATTCTGCTAAAATTAGAACTTTTTGGAAAGATGCTATTGCCGATAGACAAAGAACTAATGCATTTTTCTCATCCAATAAAACCGGTTCTATTAATTGTTTAAATATAGCACAATTAAGCGCTAGTAGTGCGTTAAATGGTTTTGCTGGTTATGTTAGACAATCATCTTCTACGTGGGATGATATTTTTCCCGTATTCTCAGTAAGAAAAAATATGTCAGCATCTTATGATTCATTTAATAGTATTGAAATTACCAGCAGCTATAATAATTCATTTAAAAAATTATTCGGACTAATATTTTTTTCTACGTTAGAAGACTATTGTTTAATGGGAGATTTAGCCGGGTTTAGCGAAGTAGAAGCAGTAAATTTTTTAAAAGAACAAGTTGGTACTTATTATTATGTTCCAGTTACAGGTACTAATGGTAAAACTATACAAGTGGAACATTTTCGTTATGATCCAGCGGTTAACTTTGTAAGACCAAAACCTTCTTATACATATAAAATTCATTATCCTAGTGTAGCTTCACAAAGAAGCAGTTCTTATGGATTTGGGATAAAAGCGAATATATATACCACTGCTATTAGACATTTTATTAATGAAGGTATGTATTATAATACTAATATTTTGGCAGGAAAAAATCCTTGGTATAATACATACGAACAATATTTTGAAGACTTAAAACCCTATTCTATTTCTGCGTCTATACTGCCAGAATTTAATTATTCAGAAAACGGAGATTATTATATAAGCGGTAATACCACTATACCACCAAATAATTATATATCTTTTGCTGGTACTGATGCGGAAGTAAATAATATTGATAATGCATATAACTTAACAGATAAATTAGATAATTTTATTTTAAATGATCTAGAAGGTAACAAAAAAATTAAGTTATCTATTAATGGAGTAAAAAAGTTATTACCATATAAAGGCTTTTATCCACAAGAACGAGCAGTGCAGATAGTAGATTTATTTCAAAAATCATTCTTTAATATTTCTATGAATGACATAACGGGTGGTTATCCAACATATAAATATTATCGAAATGATACTGTAGCTGGCTGCGGCGGCTCTCCAATTATTCAACAAATGCAAACACTACTACAGCCTTATTTTGCTCCGGGTATTTTATTTAATACAATAAAATCTGGCATAGCTGTTGATTGGCCGATAGTTTACTCAGATACGGATAGAGAAAAATTTTATAATAGCACTATTGTTACAACCGCGAATATTAATTATCCACCGAATCATAACACTGCGTCTTTTGCTACCAGCAGTATAAATGAAAAAGTAATGTTTTTATCAGGCGCTTTTTCTGCTAGAATACCATTTGAATCTTTGTTAAATCTTAAAGGATTAGATACAAATCAAGTTATTAGCTATATAGATCCAACAAGATTTAATACAGAAACATTTACTGACATTACAAGTAGTACATTTACAAATGGATTTCCTGCTTCTACAAGTGGTTTAAGAAAAAATCCAATATTTTCTTTTAATGATCCTAACAATAACGAAATTAAAACTTTTAAAGATGATAGATATACAAAAGCAATAAATAATTATCTAGCTGAAATACCAAAATTTTTCTTACAAAACTCTTCATTAACTGAATTTACATCTAGGAATTTTTCAGGTGATTTAAGATTTGAATCAGGCAAGACTTATGAAATGAAATTACAAATAAGCATGCCAGAAAAATACCGCATGATATTAGACACCACGGATGAAAAGCCGTATTATTATGATTTCGGTGATATAGTAACTAATACAAGAATAGCAGGAGCTTCTGTTTTCGGCCCTCCAACCCAATATTTCGTTGATTCTTCTGGCAGTGAATTAAAATTAGGGCATAAAGCTTATGATGGTGCAGCATATGCTCCGTATGCACCTCCATATTTGTATGGTCCACAAGTTATTAAATTTCAATTCACCCCAGAAGATGGCATTACTAATTATACTTATGATCAGATTATTAGTGCTTTAACAGTTTCTTGTGAGCCTTCTACCGACGCAGTTTACAATTATTTTAGTCAATCAGCATACGATATTAATAACGGTAATAATCCAAAAAACTTTACAAATACAATGGCTTATGCGAATAAAATGCCGCTATCGTCTAGTATTCGATATGATTTAATTGTTAAAGAACCTTTATCAGTTAAAGAAGCTAACGGTAACACCAAACAATACGACGAAAATACAGATAATACAAAAACTAAATGGAAAATACAAACTAAATTTGAAACACCTGTATTTAACTTTAATAATGATTTAAATAAGTCGATTGATACTTCATATACTGAAGTATTACCTTCCGTTAATTATACTAAACCACATCCTATATTAACAAGTCTTAATGATAAATATGATATCGATTGTGAAGTGACAAAATATGGATTTACTGGCATGTGGGGCGGTTATGCAACGGGAGATGCTTTAGAATCTGGCTTGACATTACAATTATTAGATGGTGTAGAGAATAAAACTACTGGTAATTTAGCTGAAGTGTGTGGATTTGAAATAGCTACAAAAAAAGTAGGACAAATCGCAGATAAAAAACAGATTAGCGAAGCAATAGTAATGATACCATATACTAGTACAAAAGACAATGATTTTGCCTCTGTGATTAAACCTCCTGCTGGTGAAGAAAATAATGAAAAGTATTATTTTAGAGTACAAAAAATTATTATAAGCCAACTGTTTGATGATAATAATATTAACATTAACTTTAATTTGCCGCCCGAAGACAAAGAAGCAATAAAATATAAAAATATTAAAAAATTACTAAATAATAGTAATTTATCTAATAACTCTATATTAAATACTATGAAACTTATGACTCAATATATACTACCTCCTCATTTAGATTGGGTATACGATAGAAACATAGAACCATTTGTAATGTATATATTTGAGTTTAAACATGAACTTACAAAACAGGAATTAGCCGATATATGGCAAGGAGTCATGCCAGAATCAGCTATGAAAACAAGCTTAGATAGCCCAGATCCAATCGAACATGCTTTGACAGAAAAAGAATTCTTTCACGGTAAAAAATTACCAAATGATATTAAGTGGAAAGTATTTAAAATCAAAAAACGTGCGGAGCATTCATATGATCAATTAGTAAATTATGATGCCGATAAAGACGAAAATCCCTTCTCATATAATTGGCCTTATGATTATTTCTCTCTAGTTGAACTAGTTAATATTAAAGCTTCATTAGAAGTAGAAAATGAAAGTAAAAAAGAAGCAGGAACTGCCTAGGTGAGTATACATGTCTTTTTTTGATAGCAAACAAGAAACAATAAATATAGAATTAACATCTTATGGAAAGATGTTGTTATCAAAAGGCAAATTTAAACCTGTATATTATGCTTTTTTTGACGATGACGTAATTTATGATTCATCATATATAAACATTACTGAATCTCAAAATGACATCGTTCAAAGAATAATGAACGAAACACCAGTTAATAAACCACAATATATTTTTGTTGGCACTGATCAAACAGTTGGTAATAACATAGAATTATTTTCTGAATATGTAGTTCAAGAAACAGAGACAATGAGCATAAAAGATGCACTAAAAACCTTGGAACAACAAAATATTTCTGAAAAAAAATACGCTCTGTCTGCCCCTCTAGGCAAATCATCCTTCAAATCAGAGTATTACCCTGCTTGGCATATAAATCTATTAAGTGGGGCTATTAGCTCTTCTAATCCATATGTTGATAATAGTGATGGATTCCTTGGCTCGCTACAACCATATCTAAAAATACCACAATTAAATTTAACAGACGGTATACAACAATTATTATTAAGAAAAGATAATTCTTTTCAAACCACACCAGAAGGATATGAAAATGTTGGCTTTTTAATTGATTCTAATGGTGATACGACTTCGATAAATCTAAAAATAGAACAATATTTATTAGAAGTTATGGAAAAAAATGTCGATGATGTAAAAGATAATTTTGATATTGAAGTATTTATAGAACAAAGCGGTAGTCAAAGTGTTATTTGGAAACAGCTTTCATTTATCAAACAGCCAACATATATTAAAAATAATATATTATTAGACGTTCCAGAAGAACCAAAAAATGCCTCAGAAATATATAAAAATCCTAATTTCGTTGAACATTATTTAAAAATATTAATTGATGATGAGATAATATTGCCGCCTAAACAAAAGATTAAAGTTCAAGCATACGATTCCAAGGTTACACCTGATTCTATTGGAGATGATTGCTAATGATTTTTACTGTTAGCCAAGAAAATATTGATAGCATTATATCATCTACTTTTCCGACAGTAGAATATTTTAATTTTAATTCTGTAATTTTAGATAATTATGGTCCAAGTGCCACTTCTGTTAAGCTATCCTTTATATTACAAGATGATATACAATCATTAAAAGTATTTAATAACCTAACAGCTAAAAAAATGATGTTTTTAAAAATATTTGAAATTAATTCGCAACAAATGCGGGATCAAATATCAACTATTAAAAATATAAAAGATTTAAATAAAATACTACAACAAAATAATGTTTATTATAAAGATTTAAATGCCGCCCTGTCTTTTATAGGAGATACAAAAGATGTTTATCAGCATTTTACGCAAGATAAAAGAGTATTTTTAAATTATTCTTTTAATTTTACATTACCTAAAAAAGACCCGCAATATTTATCTTTTGGAGCTGTATTTTATTATGATACAGATATATATTCAGAGGAAAACAAATTACCAAAAGAATATATTAATTACGAAACTATATTCGGGCCTGTAAAAACAACCAATATTATAGATAACTTTTTGCCTAATTCCCCAGTTCTAAAAGATTTAAGAATATTAAAAGATATTTTTACAGTAGAAAAGCTATACCAACAAATTAGTTTTAAAACAACTGGCCCAAAGTTGTTATCATCAAAAACTAAAAAAACTCCATATAATCAATATTTTTCAAATTTATATATTTCTAAAAAATCAGAAAATACAGCTGGATTATTATTTAACATAGATTATCATAAATTAATTTTTGAGAATTCTCCTGTTAAAGATATTATTTTTAGAAGCCAAGATGTAAATACTTTATTAAATAAATCTTATATATCGAATGTTACAATTAAAAAAAGGTTAGTAAAAAAACATAATAAATCCTTTATAGATTTAACTGAGCAACCAGAAAATCTAATAAGCACATCTGATGGAGACAATTTATTATTAGTAAATAATAATAATGATAATGGCGGAATAGAAGAAGTAGTTTTAGATACTAGTTCCACTTTAAAGCTAAGAACTGTTGCTGCGGAAGACAAAAAAGTTTATTCTAATAAAAAAGGCTCTTATCAATACGGTGTGGAGATAAAGGTAGTTGATGGTATAATAGAATATTTAAAAAATATTAGCAAACTATTATCAGATGATAATAATATGATAGTTAAATATTTATCTGAGACTGATAAGACGGTTACTACTTCTAGAATGCTTTATGAGGCTAATCCACACTCTAAGGCAAGTAATAGTGCTATGTCTGGCTTCTATGATCCATTAGCTGGTAAATTTACACCATACTTTATGTATGTGTATTTTCCAAGAAATTATAGTGATAGCTTATTAACTGCTATTTCTAGATTTATGAGCGTATTGGATCTTTTTGGTTTTGTTAAAAAAGACATAGAAAAAGTAAGGTCTGTGCTTATATCATTTATTAATCCTGCTTTTGCTACTGCGCAAACAATACAATATTTTGCCAATTCACATAGTCGATTAATAAATCAAATCAACAAAATATTAAATGAATCTTATAACAATAATTATTCGTTAGAGCATTGGTTTGAAAATGATGTATTGGAAGTAGATAATAAATCACAATATGGCTATAGATTTATAAATATCCAAAATGATTCTATATTTGGTAAAATAGATAGTGATTATATTAATCTTAGAACCGAAGAAGAGATATTAAAATACTCCAGCAAGTCAGATATTTCTGGTTCCCAGTTAAGTTCTAAGTTTTCATATGTATCACCAATAGAGATATCTTTAGAAAATAATACATTTGATTTAGAACAATTAAAAGTAGAAAAGAATTTCTATCCTCTAGAAGATTACAAAAATATAGAATTAGAAATTAAGCGTTATAACTTATTAAAAGAAAAAGATAAGCAAGTTATAACCTCTAATAAGATAACTGCCATATCACAAAATCAACAAAAAGAAATATTGAAAAATAATAGATTATTTAGTGACGAATCTGTATCTATACAAATTATTGATTCGCTAGCTAGTGATATAAGCGGTAGCGAATATAAACTTAAAACAGATATTGATCCAACAATGCTTTATTTAGGTTTGGCTAAGTATCCCGATAAACAAAATAATGTTGCAAGCTCAAGTTTGCAAGCAGAATTATTAATTGAAGGCAACGGTCGTTATTTTGATAACACAAATAAAGAAAATATATTTTTGAAAGATTTAGATCTTAACTCTAAATATAATATTTTATATAACACTATACATAAAATAGATTTCCTATCCTATGATCAAAATTTGAAGAAAGAAATATGGACTACTTTTGATCAAAAATCATATTTGGATATGGAAAGTAAGAAAACAATCCTATGCAGAATAACGCCAACCAATATTGATGCCTATTCTAATATTTCTTTACCAATACACAATAAGTATTTCCTGCTTACATATAAACAGGAAACGCCCGTCAGTTTTAGAACACCCGATGATGAAATAGTGAATCCTATTAGGCCATCTTTTGTATTTCCAAAACCACCGCCAATTATTGATCAGCCACCACTTCCCTCCATACCAGAACCAGCAACTTTGGAATTGGGACCGATTTTTGTTACTTCTTTTGTTGCTGCCGAGCCGCCAGCTATATCTTTACCTATTGAGCCACCGGCAGACCCACCGCCTGTATTGCCTGTAGATGGGAATTATAAATTAGACAGTGATAAGTTTAATACTGATATAAATGGCTGGGAACTCGCCCCCGATACCAGATATTCTATCAATGATAGACAAAATATTATATTTGGCCCTAGTATATCTAAAAAAATTATAATTTTAAAAAGCCGAACAAAAATTGGTAATGATTCTAGATATATGTTTATTGCCCAACATGTTGATCCTAATAGAAAATTATATAGAAATAAAAAAAATCGCTTATACATTATCGATAGATTACAAGATAAAATTTTATGGGAATTGGGGGCCGGGGACGGTACGTTAAATAACGTCTGGGAATTAGATGATAATCTAGATAACACGGGTCCAGAATTCATAACAATTAGGGATGGACAATTACAAATTTTTACACGCGGTACAGACTCAAGCTCATATAAAGTATTAATAACCGCCGGTATACAATATTCTGATCCCTCTATAGCTTCTACTGCCTATTTAATTTTGCAAGATGATGGCAACTTATCACTTTATGTAGCTGGAAACCAAGTGTGGGCTACGAATACCTACGATGGACGCTACAGTAAATCTCCAAAAAATTATGGTGGTGGTAGTGGTAATGATATAAACGTAATTAAGGGAGTTAAATAGTGTCTAAAATAGATAAAAAAATAAAACTCTTTTCAACCGATATATATCAATTTTCTAAAGATCCGTTTAGAAACGCTATAAGTGTCATAAAAAAGGATAGTGGCGATATAACACTTAATCCTACAATTAGAATTAATGAATATCGAGAGGCATATAATAACTTAAATATTTTTTCTGGTTATTTTGAATTTGATTGTGGCTCAAAAAACGCTAAACAGCTAGCTAATACATTAAAGCCAATTTTAAATATTCCAATACAAAATACCTATATAGTTGCTGATAAACATTATGAAATAAATGAAGAAATGAAAAAAGCTGGTTTGCAAAATGCCAGCGGGCTATTAAAGTTTGAATCTAAATTTACATATAACTATCTTTCTAAAAATTATGAAACTTATTTAAATTCATATCCAAATTTATTAGAACTTAATTATCCATATTTTTATGGAATAATGAATGAAATATATGCTAGTAGATATGCTTCTAAGGCATTATTATTGTTAAAAAATAAGTTTAATCTTCCACAAAGCCTAATCAATACAACAAATATTAGAAATAATTTAAAGAAAATTACAATACCATCAAAAATATTATTTCAAAATACATTAACTAATTTCAATAATGTATTTAATACACTTAACGCGGATTCTAATTATTTTCCATTTTATTCTAGTACATTTATTGATTTACATCAAAAGCCCTTAAATAACATAAGCGATTTATTTGCTGATAATAATATTTATGGTTCTTTATTAAATTATTCAACTGTTGGCGGTATAAGTCAAAAACTTGCCACTTACGAAAGAGGTTCCGCAGCAGTTATAAAAGAATATAATAAGAAATATGTTGATAGCACAACTGTAGACACATTAATAGCTGGTATGCGCGGCAAATCAATAATTTTCTTAAATAAATTTACAGAAAGAATGTTATCTAATAATGTTAAATTTAGAGATGTTCTTTATGGCGCTCCAAACTATAGTGAAGTTATAGGTTATGTTTTAAATAAATATGATACTTTTGGACCTAAATCTTCACCAATACAACAGATTTTATTTCCAAATACTAACATCGGACCAAGCATAAATTATATTGACACACAACTAAAGTATAATAAAAAATATCGCTATTCTGTAGACTTGCTAGTAATGAATATAGATATGGTTTATAAATACACATTTGTTTCTGCTATGCCAAGTACAAATACTTTAAGGGTACAATATAGTTATGAAATAAAACCAAATATTTTATTAATAAACAATAGCGCTGAATATACAAATAAAATAATGAGTTCGCCTCCTGTAAAGCCTTATGTTGAACACTTGCCGTATGTCAATACTCCAAATAAATTAAAATTTATTGTTTATAATAATAATATACAAAATATTATAGAAAATCCTATCTCTATACAATCATCAGACGCAGCACGTATACAAGATATAGTTTCTACACAAAATCGCACAGATGGCAAAGTGGCTTATAATTTTGATGATGGCGTAGCAACAAAATTTGAAGTTTATAGAAGTACAGAAAAACCAACGTCATATAATGATTTGGGTAATAAATTATATAAAGTAATAGAAACAAAAGATTTAGAAAATATGGCCTTCGAAGACGATATAACGCCAGAAAAATATTATTACTATACCTTTAGAGCAATTGATTATCACGAACAATTCTCTAATCCAACAGAAATATATGAAATAGTTCATACAAATGGCGTACTTTCTATGAACACTGTTTCTTTTGATGTGCCACAAGAAGATCTAAATAAAACATTTAGAAGATTTATACAGGTATCCCCAAGCCTAGCACAATTAGAAACAGTTGAAAATTCTTTGGATGCTGTACGATTAGGCATTAATAAAGAATCAGTATGGGATAAAAAATTTAAAGTTCGTCTTACTTCTCGCTCTACCGGAAAAAAGATTGATTTTAATTTAACATTTAAGTATAATGTGCGAGATAATTAATAAATTATTATTTTACGTACTAGTTATAGAAAAAACTAAAAGAGGAACTATACAACATGGCATTTCTTGATAATTCTGGCGATATAATTTTAGATGCGGTTTTAACAGATACTGGTCGCATGAGATTAGCTAAAGGTGATGGTTCTTTTCGCATAGTTAAATTTGCATTAGCAGACGATGAAATAGATTATACTACCTACAATTCCTCTCATCCAAGTGGTTCTGCATATTATGATTTAGAAATTTTGCAAAGTCCTGTTTTAGAAGCTTTTACTAATAACGCTTCATCTATGAAAAGCAAGTTAATATCAATTAATAGAAATAATCTATTATACTTACCAGTAATGAAAGTAAATAATATAGAAAGCAATGGTAATCAATTTGCGCTTTCTAGTTTAGTAAGTAATGGATATATTTTAGCTGCCGATACTATTTCTGAAACATTTCTTTCTAATACTTCGTTACTATATAATGGTTCTGCATTAAACAATCAAGGTATTTTATATGGCGCAGATAAAAGCAAAGGATCATCTATAAAAATTGATCAAGGCATAGATAATACAGCTATTAATGCTTCTACCACTCTAGATCCAGATTTAAAAGAAACTCAATATTTAATAGAAATTGATAATAGATTTGCTTCTATAGTTGACGTTAACGGCACGAATAGCGCTACACCATCATATATTGATGATGACAATATCGCAACTTATTCTTTTTCTTATAATGTTGATACTGAATTCGTTGGTGATATTCCACCCGCAGTTAATAATTCGTCCGCTGGACAAGTCATAGCTGGCGCGAGGGGCACATACTTTAAATTTAAACTTGCTTCCGCCCTTGATATTTCTTCAACAAATTATTTATTTAATACACTAGGCATGACTATGACAGGTTTTACTGGCGTTATCGTAGCAAATGTCCAATCAATTTTAACAAGTATAAGAATCTCAGGAGTTACAACTGGTAATTATGTTGATATTCCGTTGCTAATTGTTAGAGCAAGTTCTTAAGAATAACAAAAAGGAATTAAATAATGTCTACAACATTTAAGACTTTATTAGACGATGACGTAGTATCAACAAAAACCCTATTACACGAAAACATACCAATAACTGGTACCATCGTATCTAGTTCGGTATATGGCACTAATAGTATTAAATCATATTCTCATGGCATGTTCCAAAGCGTATATGATTATCCATATTTAAGCTCTTCTGCGAATCAGCTATTTGATATGATAGTTGGACAAACTGCTAATTCTCCCGGTAGCAGTTCTTCTGACGCATACGCAAAAAAGAAAATAAATATCTATAACCAAATGGCACAAGTATTAGCAGGACATGATACTACTGGTTCTGTACTACGTTTTGATAGAGATGGCAACCCATCCAGCACAGAAGATAAATTTACATCAATGTTTTTCCTTAATTTCTCTCGTCTTCTTGTTAAAGACGAAATTAAAAAAGGAAGTTTTGCATTAACTCTAGGTATAGCTTCTTCTAGTGCTGCTCCTTTTACCAGCACATGCACCGTTTTGGATGCTAGTGGTTCAACAAATTATTTAATTAATTCACCCGCTGGTGAATATGGCATTCTTTATTCTTCTGGTAGCGATTTAAGTGCCGGTAGAAACAATGCAGTTGGTTTTGTATTCTACCAAGCAGGAGTAGCAGCAATTTCTACTGGTATTTTTGCACAATCTGGTACAAACAATCCAACATCTTCTATGTCTAGCAGCTATTACGGACAATTGACCGGTACATTAAATGCCTCTGTAAATAACTCTTCTTCTTGGACAATACAAGATTTATTTAGGTCTGGCACCATTGACCAAGCAAACGCCGCTTTAAGAAATCGCATACAAAATATTACATTTAATAATACAACTGAATTAAATTCTACTATTCATTTTTGTCGTATAAATCATAATGAATTCAACTATAGTTCTAATCAAACATACCTAACTTCTAGCCAAATAAGAGTTAAGGGCGGAAATGCATCAGCCGCACCAGTTAGTTATATAACCACTGTTGGATTATATTCTCCAGATAATGAATTGCTAGCCGTAGCTAAATTATCAGAACCAATAAAAAAATCGCCAACTGAGGAGATGATACTTCGCGTGCGGTTAGATTACTGATTTTCATACTTCTTACTTAACACGATTTTTGTTTTCTGCTACTATATACTTTATAGGAGGCAAAAAACATGCCAACATATAATAAAATTTGTGAAGCTTGTAAAAAAGATTTTATTGCGGGCAGAAAAGACAAACAATTTTGCTCTGTTGGCTGCATAAAGAAGGAACTTTACAAGAAAATTGAACCAAAAAAGCTTATATGCATCTTTTGTAATGCGGAATTCTTCTCAAAAAAACAATCTTCCAAATATTGTTCAAAAACTTGTATTAACAAGGGCGCTAAATCACATCCCGATGTGCAATTAATATGCAAAGAATGCAATAATCCATTCAATGTTAAATATGTTCATCGCGATAAGCTATTTTGTTCAAGAAGCTGTGCTACTACACATCAAAATAGAAAGATGTTTGCTGACGATATAGTAAAAACCAAAATTTCAGAAACAAAGAAAGCGCAATATGCATCTGGTGAAATCCTGCATCCATTTTCTGGAAGGGCTCACACGGAAGAAACAAAGAAAAAGATATCAAAAATACGTATTGACAATGATCTTTCAAAGGGCGCTAACAATCCTATGTATGGAAAAAGCCATAGTGAAGAAACAAAACAAAAAATTTCTAATACAAGAATTAAAAAAATTATGAATGGAGATTATTCTCAATGGTTTAAAAAAGGTACTTTATTTAGTATTAAGCTAAGAAGAGAAATAACGTTTAGAAGCTCTTGGGAGGAAATAGCTTATAAGTTTTTAGAAACTTGTAAAGATGTAAAAGAATACTCTCCAGAACCCTTTAGTATACCATATAAATATTTTTCAGCAAGAAGGTTATATTTACCAGATATTTTAATTACTTATTATGATGGACGACAAAAACTAATAGAAATTAAACCAATATCTTTAATAACTGCCGATATTAACCAATCTAAGTTCAAAGCCGCTCGACAATATTGTGAAGAAAAAGGCATCATATTTGAAGTATGGTCAGAGCAAAAAATAGAAGAATTAAAAAAGTTGCTTGATTTAGAATGCGCTACTATTTAGTCATATGTCATATAAAAAATTTGATGAAACAGATATAATATTTAATACCGTAAAAACTAAACCAAAGTTTAAATTTAAAATTTATGGTGGTAGTTTATATATTAATAACACAGTAGAAAGTTCTATATACTTACAAAAGTTAAATGAAGAAGTTATATATATACCTCCTACTGGCTGTTTGTTAGATTATGCTTATGATTTTTCTTGTGCTGCAAATTCACAGTATGTCGCTACTATGTAAGGTATAGTATATGTCACTAAATATTAAAGACGGTAATGGGTCGTCAACAACATTAAAAACAACATTAGATTCTGGCGATCATGTCCCGCATCATAAAATTGATGGAACTATAACCGTCACTTCCTCTTTAGCTAGTCCTTTAGCTATTACAGGCACCATAACAACTGCTGTTCCTGCGGTTACGACAGTTACAAAAGCTGCCACTACTTCTTTTTCTTGGAATACGGTAGCTAGTGGAACATTTAATATCGTTAGTGAGAGCGTTTCTAGAAAAGGTTTAACAATATTTAACCCCGGTCCAAATAATCTATATATTTCTCTTTCTACAAACGGTGGCGTAACGCACGGTTTTACATTATTAAATACGGCAAGCGCACCTACAGTTTATACAACAATTTTATACCCATCAGGTACATATATAGCTGATCAAACAAACGCTGGCGTATATTATGGTGGATATTTCATTAGCGGCTCTGCATCAACTGGCATATTTGCTACTTCAATATCATAAAATATCTTAATTTTTATTTTGTGGTATAATTATATATTATGCCTATTGATAAAACCAAAAATCTTTATTATCTTCCAAAAGGTGGTTTTTCAAACGCTTTAGAAAACACCTCTTTACAAGATTATAATAAAACTCAATTTGGTGATTTGTTTAGCGGTTTGTTCCCACAATCTGCTTCAATAGCTTTTTATTGTTTGCCGTATTCGTCTACAAGAATAGATGATAGAAAATATATTTATGCATTAAAAAATGTGTTAAATAGCTATATTGGCGTTAGTCCGCATTATGAATATAGTTCAAGCATATATGGTAATAAAGAAACGCAAAAAATAAACTTAATCGCCATTCCGAGCGCATTTTATGGTTCTTCTATAGATAAAGGATCGGTAAAGTTAGAATATTATATATCCGGTACGCTAATAAGCAAACTAGAAGATATAAACAAAAATGGAGAATTAATACAAACTACTGGCTCCAATGGATATGATAATGTAGCTGGGGTTATTTTATATAATGAAGGTTTTATTATTTTAACTGGTAGTTGGCAGCTAGACGCCTCTCATCAAGAGATATATGAATCTGGTTCTTCCGCCGATTATCCTAGGTGGCTATATTTTGGAGCAGGCAATAGCTCTTGTTCAGTTAATGCACCCAGTTCCAGTTATGATTTAGAATTTGATGGTGTAAACTATATAAACACTATAACAATGTTTGCACACGCAGAAAAAAACGATTTAAATCATTCTAATAATCCAACATATATAGAATATTCTAATATTAGCAATTTATCTCCTTTGATAAATACAAACACTTATTTAGAAAAGGAATTTTTAACAATAAAAAATACAACTAAATATCCTTATGAAAATTATACCGGCTCTTTAGAAAAACAAACTTTTATAACAAAAATAGGTATTTTTGATCAAAATAAAAATTTAATAGCTGTAGCAAAAATTTCTAAACCTATTAAAAAAACAGAAAACAGAGATTTTACTTTTAAATTAAAGTTGGACATATAATATGTCAGAAACGCTAATTTCGGAAGAAACAAAAAATATTGTTCTTAATCAAAGTTCTATAGAAACTGTTGATTCTGCTTTTTTAGAGTATGTAGAAGGTTTAAATATATTTTGTGAAACCTCCAATAATAGAATAAAAGTCCCAGTTATTTGGTCTTCTGCTGAAAGATCATATCAATTAAAAAACAATGTTGCAATCCGCGATAAACACGGTGCTTTAATAGCACCAATTATTTCTCTTGAAAGATTTAGTATTACTAAAGACCCAAATAAAAAAGGTAACTTTCAAGCTAATTTATCACCTAAAAACGATAGATATTATATTACTAAAGTTTTAAATCAAGATAAAACTTCTAATTTTGCAAATGCAGATACGCTAAAAAAAAGCGGTCAATTAAATTTCTTAACTTCAAAGAAAAATAAAAAAATTGTTTATCAACACATGGAAGTTCGCATACCTGTGTATGTAACAATAGAATATAAAATTAATATTTTTACAAATTATCAGGCTCAAATGAATGAAATAATGGAGCCATTTATTGCCAAAACAGCTCAAAACTATTTTATTATCACTAAAGATGACCATAGATTTGAATGTTTCATGGATCCTACTTTTAATACTGATAGTATAGCAAATTTAGGTGAAGAAGAACGTAAATATAAATCTACTATAAGTGTTAAAGTATTGGCACAAATTATTGGCGAAGGCACCAATACAGAAGATCCAATAATTAAAACAAAAGAAAATGCTGTTGAATTAAAAATACCTAAAGAAAACGTAATCACTGAAGAATCATTAGCAGTTAAAAGAAAACGAGCAATAAAAAAACTTTCTGCCACAAAAACAGAAGTAACACACACAAAAAAGCAAGAAGTAAAAAAAAATACTAATATTGCTAATTCTGGTAAAAAAACTTCTGGCGGTGAAAAAACCGATTCAGAACAAACAAAAAAATTAAATACCTCTGCCAGTAACTTAGAAACTATTGATGGTGCTTTATATAATTATCTTGAAGAATTAAACATATTTTGTAATACAAATAATGGATGGGATAAAGTTCCTCTTATTTGGTCTACTGCCGAACGAGCGTTTCAAATAAAAAATAATAAAGAAATTCGTGACAAAAACGGATCTCTTATACCGCCAATTATCTCAATAGAAAGAGATAAAGTTACTAAAGACCCAAATAAAAAAGGTAACTTTCAAGCTAATTTATCACCTAAAAACGATAGATATTATATTACTAAAGTTTTAAATCAAGATAAAACTTCTAATTTTGCAAATGCAGATGCATTGCGTAAAAGTGGACAATTAAATTTCATTACTTCTAAACGTAATGAAAAAGTAGTTTATCAACATTATGCCATGCGTATTCCAATTTATATTAATGTGGAATACAAAATTAATATTTTAACTAATTATCAGCTTCAAATGAACGAAATTTTGCAGCCTTTTATGGCCCATACCGCGCAAAATTATTTTACAATTTCTAAAGATGGTCACACATATGAAGGTTTTTATAATCCCGAGTTTAATCAAGAAGTTATAAGCGATTTAGGCGAAGAAGAAAGAAAATATAAAACTGTTATTTCTTTAAGAGTGTTAGGTTATTTATTAAGCGAGGGAGATAATAGAGAAGATAGAAATATAGATATATTTGAAAATGCTGTTGAAATAAAGCTTCCTAAAGAAAAAATAATAATTGATGGCGTAGAGCCAAAGAAAAAGAAACAAAAAGAAATAGCAGGTGGTTATGGGGTTGAAACACCCGCCGCTACCACCAGTGGAACAATCAAAAAAACATTTATTATTGGTAATGGAGTAGACACCAAATATACTATTAATCACGGTTTAAATACCCGTGATGCTTATGTGTCAGTAAGAGAAGATTATGGTGGTTTTTTTCAAGTTATTGCCCACGTAGAATTTCCTAATTTAAATTCTATAGAAGTGGATATGGGCGATATTATTGATGAAAATAGCCATGTGGTAACAATAATAGGTTAAGTAAAAACCAAAATAATTCTTTTCCAAAAATTAAAACTATTTATTATACAGCGATTTTAATCGGTTGTTTAGGTTAAAATCGTTAGTTTATTATCCGCTCTATAGAGCAAGGAAATGCATTAAAATGGCTAATGGATTAAAGATTTTAACA